TCTGCCGTCTAACGCGACAGACGCTACACAGCTAGCTCTAATTTAAGGTCAAGCAGCATGGGGTCATACTTGATGAGGTTAAAATTTTCTATTGAGGCGCTTATAAATGGCACAGATGTATCAAAAGATAGTATTGGCTGCTCATATGGATCTGGTAAGTCCAACAAAGCCTTGGCGGCCTCCACGTGCCTGTCATAAATGTGCAGATTGTTTACAAAATGCGAGAATTTTCCTACGCTCAACCCACATTCTGCGGCCACCATCATTTGTAAAGCGACATATTGAATCTTATTGATGTGGTGGGCCACTAAAAAATCATTCGATCTTTGCACTAGAGTGCAGTCCAAGTACCTGTCGCGCACAGCCCATAGTGTTTCATAAGCACAAGGGAATAGTCCATCGCTACTTCTAAAATCATCCCAGTCCCACAGCGTCATAATATGGCGACGCCCATAGGGATCGTTCTTAATACCCTGTATAAGGTTATTAATTTGATTGTGCTTTTTAATTGTATGACCGTAGCGCTTACCAATAGTATTTGGCATCTGCTTAGACTCCCACAAGTCCCACCAATATATACCATACTTTTCTCTGAGTAAGTTAAGGTCATTAGACTGATCTTGATAAATCCAAAAGATTTCTTTGATGGCACTCTTCCAAGGTATCTTGCGCAGTGATGTAATAGGAAATTCTTTGAGTGTTAAATCATATGTTTCAAACACCTGCGTTATAAAGTAACTATGCGCAGGTGTTCCGTCAGCCCATACAGCTCGTGGATTTTTATCCACAGAACCATTCGTGAGTATGTTTTTTATATTCTGTTTAAATATTTGGTCTACTTTCATCAGACAGTAACTTCCTCTCGTTCTGCTTCTTCTTGCTCTTGTTCGCGAAGTTCAGCGCAACTCTCACATAAAGTATAGCCACCCAAAGTATCATCTAAATATACAGAATCATCTTCGCTAATAGTAAGCCCACAATCATCACAATCTACGTATCTATACTCACATTGATCGCAGAGAAATTTATCTGCTTCAATTATACTGCTAGATTGACAATAAAAGCATGGCACAGCTTCGCCAGTTAAAATCTGTACATTTTCAAGATTTGAACTTGTTGATAAGACTCTTGCTGCGTGAGTATCTAAATCATCATAATGAACAGAGTCATCATTTTTATATATACACTCTCTATCTGCATCTTCTGCAAAATGTGAAAAATCTTTATCGGACCAGATCTCTTTTATGAAAAGAGCAAGTTGCTCATCTAAGTCTGCTGAGTGATATGGGTACTGTCTATTGAATACAAACGTATTATGATCTCTACTTACATGAACTAGACATCGCCACTTCTTAGGCCACCAGTGTCCACAACTTAAATCCTTTTTATTTTCTCCTGTTATATATGCAACAAGCGTACAATCATCTGACATAAGAGCCACAGTACCTGCCGCATAGTCACCATTAATAGTCTGACATGAATCCCAGTTATAACCACTCTCTGACATTGTGATGTAATCAATAGGATGAACGGAGAGCACAAGATTTCCTTGGGTAGGCTTGAGCTTCATTAATTGTCTAGAATATTCATTCTCAATTTGAGTAGCTAGATAACTATTGTGCAGTAAGTCTTTCATGAATCTAGTTAGCTTCATACCTCTAAATTTATTAGCCGCAAACTCTTCACCAGAAACATGTGACATTTCACGAAAGAAACTTCCTAAATATTCAATGCCATAACCCTCAACTTTTTTTAGGAACTCAGCTAGGACTTGGCTCTTATAGGCAGAGTCTCTACTTCTATCAATATAGATTTTTTTTCTTACAGAAAAATCGCCTAGCTTTTTATATAAATGCTCTTTGTTCTCTTTATATAGATTAAAGATACTATAAGGAACTCCGTGCTCTGCTACGTAAGAATTATGAGATAACATTTTTTTGAATTCATGTTGCAATTCTACGTTTAATTCTATCATACAGAGAAAGTCCCCCTAGATAATTTATTGTAAAATGAAGGCTTTTTATTTAAGCGATAATCCTCACAGGCATCACATAATCCCATCTCATTTAAGTTGCTCCATTTGTAAACTTTGCTGCAGCCATAGCATGGATACGAGTCCCATGAATCATTCTTTTTTGAAGAACTTGTAGCTATGTTCCATACGTACTCTGTATCAGAACTAGAGGCTTTTGAGTAACTAATCTTCTCCTTATATTCAAAAGCACGTGGCTCAATTCTATATGCGTCCAATATCTTTGCCGCTTTGAGCAGAGTGTCATTTAATACTTTTAGATATATTGTTTCGCTCGATGTATGCTCTCGCTCATAGCCCGCAGATAGATTTACTGCTGCACACTTCCACTCAGGGGCTAGTTCACATATATCTGTGTATGTTCCCCATTGAGTATCAAAACCAAAAGAGTTGATGTAAGTCTCAAATTCAAGATGATCTAAGTCATAGTATACAGATTGACCTGAACCTCTGCGGTCAAACTGAATCATGAAGTCTAGCTTCGGATGTATATGAGAAGCCGCAGCTTTAGCCCCGTAGCCCCCAGTTTCCTCATTCCAAGTAAATAGTACATGAGGCTTATAACCGTGCATGATGAGATTGAGGATTATAAACACGCCACAACGATCATCGCCCCCAATACCCACAGGCGACCACAGCACATATTGGTCTGCGTCATAAAATATCTCATCTGACTTTGGCTGACTTCTATGAACAGTATCTAGATGCGCCACAACACACACATTGATATCGCCTTCTGCGTACAAATAGTTGCCATCAAACTCCCAGATTTCTTCTTCTTTATAATAGTCAATAAGAAACTCATACAAAAAGTCGTGTAGAGAAGGTTGGTCTAGCATTAGTATAGATTTTAGTAGCTCTAGTCTAGGCTTACTGATTGTCATCCTGCTCCTCCTCCCACTCTTCTGATTCTCTGTATTCAAAGTGTACCTGTGAAAATAAGCACTCGGCACTATTTATCCACTCCCCGCAGCCGCATATACATCTCATTGAATTAACGCCTACTTTAATAACTAGAAACTCATGTTCAGTAAATTCAACGAAATCTGAAAAAGATTCTTCTGCACTATTATATAGTACGCTAACTGTATCTACTGATTCTCTTGTAATATCGTTATACCAAAATTCACACGCATCTTTATCTCTCATTAAATCCTTGTTGATTATATAACTCACGTCTACTCTTTCACGCTTAGCCTCAGGCCAGTTAAACATTTCTTTAAGTAAATAGTTAGTTGCTTTGCTATATGCTGTATTGGCAGCTGGATATTGTCGAGATTGAATTGCATACTGTGAGGCTGGAGATACATATATTAGCTGGCGCCAACACTTTCTACCAGATTCAGTTAGCACATATGCAACCATAGTTACAGAGTCCATGAGGTAAGCTAGTGTTGCAGTCTTATATTGACCATCAAGCGATTGACATGAGCGCCAGCCTGTAGTATTCTCAGACATCATAAAGTAGTCTAGCGGATCAATAGATAGTACAAGTGTGCGCTCTTTGCCGAATGATTCAAGTATTTTACTATATTCTATTTGAAACTCATTGCGAGCGCCATTGGCTTCGGGGATAAGCTGTAACAGTACTCTGCTTACCTTCATACCAGAGTTAAACTTTTTACCAAGAATAACACGCTCAGTCGCCAATGCGTTATTCATGATCTCATCTTCTTTTATAGAGTTTAAAAACCAGCAAGCTAGAGTGAATTCTTTTCTGCGATAGAATCTTTTTGTAAGACTGTATATCATCTCCTGTATTTCTTTTGCAGAAAAAGATGCTGTGATTTTTTTCTCTACTCGAATTACTCCGCCCATCATATTATAAATAGCTTCTTTATTTTTTGCCCATGTAGAAATCTTGGCAGATAATGAAATGTCAACATTGATATCAGCATGCTTAATTAGAGGATTAAGTACCTCCTGTAACTCAGTAACATAACTTTGTTCATATTGTATCATCTCATTACCTCCCCATATATTCTAAGGCTTCTTTTAAAGAAACATTACATGATGTCAGTATTTCTTCTGTTTTATAGTAGTCGTTTGATGAAAGATATATAGCTACTTTATCCCAATGCTTCTTACATATTTCTTTTGTCATTCTATTGCTTGTATAAATATTCATCATAGTATTTGCTACTTTATTTAAATTGTAAGAATCTTGTCGATTCTTATACTCAAAACATTGATCGATAGCATCTAGCATGCCCAAGACTTGCTCGTCTGTAATAGTTTGTATAGTGTTTTGTTTAACCTCAAGTGGCCCATACTTTGAAATTACTCTTATTAAGAGATCAAAATCTTCGTAGAATAGTGGTTCTAATACTGATTCTAAATCATCACGTTGTAGACCTACAAATAAATTTTGAATATCTATATTGTCCCAATCTTTATGAGTAAGAGTTACAAACTTTAATTGTCTTCTGAATGTGTAGGAACTTCCTATAACGTGTTCAAAGAATCCAGAAAGTGATGCTTTTACTGCTGGACGTGATATCCCCATATCTAACTTTGCTACATACTCTATCCACAAGAATTGTAGCATAACCAATACATCTGTAAAGTTATTTACATTTTTTGTTAGATAGTATAGGTGTGATACATGAGTGAGTTGCTCTAGTTGGTATTGTACTATTTCTGGGTTTATAAAGTCACGAAATCTTAAAAATTGTTTAGCTATGCGTCGATCCGTTAAAACAAAGTCAACTAGTACGTCAGCAAGATCAGTGTCATATAATATACATAGTCTTTTAATTAGATTGATTTCTGCACCCAAAGCCACAACAAGAACAATCAAAGATTTGCGATGGTAGGGACGGAGAGTGAGTAGTTGTGTATCTTCAATATTGCTGATTGTTTGTAACGCTATATCTCTATTTTCTATTAAATAGAATTCATTATTTTTAAGATAGTTGTCTATATCATGGCAAACAAATTCTAATAAGAATCTATTCGATCCACTTATTCTTCTCAGTACATCTTCATAAGAATTGAATACAGCCTCAAGAGATGCGCTACTTTCTCTACATATTTGGCGGGCTAAATCTCCAGCACCCACAAGAATAGCGAGGGCTACTAATGCGCGCCCTGTACTTGGTGTTATATAATCAAAATCTCTACTTGTAAGGCATCCTAATTCTAGAGCTAGGATTTCCTTGTCTTCCATAATCTTTTCAAAGTGTGTGTCAATGTATTCTTTTATGTGTCTTGAGTTTAAAATCTCTTTCAAGTTTACGCCTATCATAATATCACCCCTGTAGTATTTTTTGTACTGCACGATCTTTGAGCTTGGCTTCGACCATGATGATTGTACGCTTGTCACCTATGCCATGTAGCACAGAGTCTAAATCACGTTGTAAGATGTAGTCTGCGTGGGCATGGGCGCCATCTGGACTGCGCTCGGAAGATAAGTGTAGCTTGGGCATGCGGCTGCCCCATGTGCTGAGAGCAAACTGTATAGAGTCACGCAGGCTGATGCCTTGTATAGATTTTTTGTTGTAGTGAGCATTGTCGCATACAACAGGGATGCGGATGCGGTCATTGATATATACACAAGAGTCGATGCTGTGAGCGCTTTGGTCATTCTCAACCGCAAGGTACATTTGTGCAAGAGGAGAAAGAAGATTGTAGTTGTCGCAGAAAGCATCGCAAGCAGCTTTTTGTGTAGGGTATGTGGAGCGAGCGCCTACATGAATAAGTAGAGTAGGGTGATTGTCTAGTTGCATAGCGTGCAGGATCTGTGCGAAGATATTGAGGTTTTTGATTGCATTGTCTACTACGTATGGTGTCGCACTGTTAAGCACGAAGAACTGAGAAGGGTGAAAGCTGAGAAACATATTGTATGTGTTTGCTACCTCGCCGCACTCGCGCAGGAGGGGGTAGAATTCGGCTATGTCGTAATAGCCTAGGTCAGCCATGGGCAATAAGCTGTCTGGCAAGCGATACGCACCAATGTTGTTGAGCGCATTGCGGCGCAGCAGTTGGGGCAGAGCTTTGAGGTTAGCACGAGCTTTGGCACGCAGATAGTCTCCACGTTGCTCTAGGGGCAGCTTGTTGATGTAGGTAAGGGTCGAGCCGCCACCTGTTTTAATGTCAGGATGTAGGGCAGATATGCAAGCGTAGCCGTATACAATAGTCACTAGTTTCACCACCTTATATAATAATTATAATATATTCTAGCCCCTGTGTCAAGCATCGAAAGTATCTGTGCTCACACTTAATTCTATGATATTGTCTAGATCTCTTGCGCCTCGACGGATATATTCTTTACCACCATCCACATACATCTCACCACACTTGCACCATTTGAAGTCGTGTCTATGTCTAGACTCTACGATGTCTTTGCAGAGTTTACATTGTGCTTTGTTACAAATTATCATTGGTATCATCTCCTATTCTTGTAAATACAAAAACCCCTTGAAATTTAACTTATATAATAATTATATCATATTATATCAGTTTTATCAAGGGGTTGTATGTGATTAGCTTCTAATCTTCTTTCTCTATCTTCTGAATATTAAGTTCAATTCCATCATGTAATCCATCTCTATATCTAAACTCTCCATAAATATACATTGTTATGGCACAGAATATTAGATTACCTATGAAAAGCCATGTTACCATTTAATCGCTCTTTCTCCAGAAGCGCCATACCTGACGCCTATATGGGTGATTGGTTTTTCATATCTGCGTTGCATCGCATCTAGCAATTGATCGCCCGCATCAGACCTCATAAAGTTTTCTAGATAGGCAGAGAACTCTTGTACTGCGTATGTCATGTAAGCATCTCGTATTTGCTTCCTACTCTTTCGAGGCTTATATCTATCATACTCTGACACTTCCTGAGAAAATCTATAAGCAACCTCACGTAGATACGAATTCATGCTCATCACCCTTTTTTAGATTATATAATAATTATATCATGGTTGAGGTGATTTGTCAATTATTTTTGGTTACTAGGTTGGCTATGAACTTGTCTGTCGCTGCGGCCCACGAATAATTATCTTTTACCCATTGAGCGCAGATCTCTACATTTGTATCTTTCAAACGAGCTGCTTTATATACAGCGCTTTCCAGATTATCGCTCAATGCTGCAACCTCGGGACTCAGTATCCCTCTATTGATTTCTGTGTCGAATGCAGCTACTGGAGTGCCGCAAGAAATAGATTCAATCATCACAAGTCCAAATGTATCTGTGATGCTAGGAAAAACAAAGCATGAAGCGTTTGCATAGAGTGGGGGTAGCTCCATCTGTGTTCGCGCACCCAGCCAGTCTACACGTGGATACTCTTTCTTTAACCATGGCAATTGAGGCCCGTCGCCCACAACTTTTTTACCATAAGGAACATCCAAGTCTAGAAATGCTTGCAGATTTTTTTCTGCACTAACTCTGCCCACATATAATATATATGGAACGCCTGTCGGTTTGATGTGTGAAGTATTAAATATATCTGTATTTACACCGCGAGACCACACAACTGTATTGTGTATATCATAACTAGCCAGCTCATCTTTCATAGCTGGAGTAGTGACAAATACATTAGAAGATGCCCCATGAAACCAACGTAGATAAGCATAAGTTAGTTCTTCTGGCAAACCTATTAGATTCTTGATATATTCTGGAAACTTTGTATGGTAGGCAGTAGTGAATGGAAAGTCGTTCTTTTTACACCAACTGCGAGCGATCATTCCTAGAGTACCTTCTGTTGCAATATGAAGTATATCTGGTTTAATATATTGCATCAATTTGGAAAAGAGTAGTGCTGATTGAACTGGCTCGGCAATTTGTATCTCTGGATAAAACCAGAGTGGGAAGGTAGTAAAGTACTCAGAGTTTATAACATGAACTTCATACCCTCTATTCTCTAGCTCTCTCTTTGTGTTGAGTAGGGTTACTACGACACCATTTATTTGGGGCGTCCACGCATCAGTAACAATTACTATTTTCCTGCCCATATATTACCATCCTTGTCAAGGAGATACATCTTGCCATTCCAATCTTCTACAATGCACGTACATGACTCTACCCAATCGCCTGTATTATAATAGGTGATATCGCCTAGTTGCTTTATTGCAGCTTGATGTATATGACCGCACAATATGGCATTATAACCATTCTTTTCACACTCGTGAATAATAGCTAGCTCAAAGTTACTTATGAAATTTACAGCTTGCTTTACGTGCCTCTTTACATTCGCACTTAAGCTCCAATATGGAAGCCCTAGTTTGCGCCGCAACCAATTTAAACTGCTGTTTAATCCAATAAGTATTTCATAACCCCAGCTGCCTAGAACAGCAAGCCAGCGAGCGTAGCGAGTTATACCATCAAACTTGTCGCCATGTAGTACCAATATTTCGCGGCCGTCAGCAGTACGATGCACACACTCATTTACTATCTCTATATCTCCTAGTGTGTAGCCATCAAACTTTCGTAGATACTCATCGTGATTCCCAGGGATCAGAAACACTGATGTACCCTCGGCTGCCTGTGCAATCACATGAGCTAGCACTTCGTTAAACGCAGAGTTCCAATATAGCTTGGCTTGAAGCCGCCAAAAATCTATAAAGTCGCCTACGATGTATAGCTGGTCTGAACTATTGTTTTGTAAAAAGTGAAGTAGCGCCGCTGCCTGTGAACTTTTAGTACCCATGTGGACATCTGAAATCCAGATCGTTCGCCATTTATTCATTTAAATTTTCCTCTGTTTTTACATATATATGATAGCCATTGCCCAGACAGGCATAGCACACTTCATTCTTTCCATCGAAAAGAAAGTAGCCGTGACCTCTGCACGGCTCACATACTTCTTTATGAGTATTGCTGTGTATCTCCTTCATCCACAAACCTCCAAGATTCAATTAGCTCTTGTGTAGAGGCTGGAGTCGTGCGAACCTTTATGCACGTTCCATCAGAAAAGAACTCATTGAACTCGACAACAACCCCATTGAGGAAAGGGGCAATTCTACCCCTTGTCCCTGTAGCTTTATGTTCGACAAGTTGTCCCCATATCATTGTAGTAATAACTCGTATGCATCATCAAACAGAGCTTCCCCCGCAGCCAGCTTAGCCCATCGGTTGGACTTGTAACTTGCAGTCTGTCGTCTTGGAGTAGTATGCCCCACATAGTCGCTCACAGCGTTTAAAACGCCCCATGCAGTGCCTCTAAATCGTTGCAGGTCATCCGCCCCATAGGCTGTGATGATGCCCTGTTTCTGGGCTAATACAGAAGCCTGAGCACGTGGAGTCGAGCCAGTTTCAATAGGGAGTAGAGATTCTAGAATTTCGTTGAAGCGATCTGGCGACACAGGCTTTTGAGCCAAGAAATCTGCTTCTTCTTCGAGTCGCACGATGTAGCGATCCGCTAATTCTAGTGTTGATTGGGCTGTGTTTAGTCGTGCATTGATATCGCCCACATGGGGTGTGGACCAAGAGCGTCGCGCCCCACGTAGTGCAATGTTCAGAGTGTTCTGGCACACGACACGAATAGGCGTCATTAGAACGCGCACAGCACCTGTACCATCGTGAGAGTTAATAAAGCATAGATAAGGCTCAAAGGCATCACCTAGAAGGCTCATAGAGCGGTTCATGCGTGCCAACATCCAAACTTGACGCCCACCCTTTAGACTTCCCGCAGTTTCATATCGCACGTCACCATCGCCCACAAGCAAATCTGTGAAGGCAAAGGCTTCGTGATTCTGTACGATTTTATATCTGTCTGATACGATGCCCAGTAAAGATTGGTCTGAGCTGCGTATATTACCTACATAACCATCTACTAAGAGTTTGACTCCTTCGTGTTCTAAATAGATGGGCGTTGGATTCACAGTCCAGTCTAGACCGCTGCGCCTCAAGGCTTCTGCTGAATTTGGAGCTTCGTCTAAAACTTCGCCTAATCCATGCCATGGCTTTTCCCGAACTGTGAACATTGTTTCGATGTTTGCTGGCACACTACTCACCTACCCCTATAAGAGTTTCTAGCTCATACTTTACTTGCTCTACATCTGATTCGTCGAGTAGGCGCCGCAGCCTATTCAACTTGTACGCTAGGGCCAGTAAATGCACCCTAGCATCGTCGTATTCACCATCATCTAGTGCATTGCCTAGCATGAATAGTTCGCTCATACAAGAATATATTTCTTAGGCGAGCCGCCAAGGTCTGTAAGGAAGCCAGAGTCTACTAATTTCTTGATACGAGAAGGAACTTGTCGAGCAGTAAGACCGTCGATGAGTGGACTCAAATCTTTGTTTTGGAATTCTGTTGCGTCAAAGTTCTTGCGAATGACGTCAAGGATACGGTGTAGCTCTGCGTCATTGATTTTTGATTTAGGTTTGCTCTTAGTTGTAGGGGTTGAGCCGCCCTGCCAGCTAGCAAGGGGAGCTGTGTCAGCGTTAATGTCTAATTGAGTTACCAAGGTGGAAACATCCTCTCCATGTAAATTATTAATATTGTCTAATAAGAATTGCTTTTGTGCATCACTCATATTGTAACAACCCCCTCATTGCAGCGATTACATAGCTCCTGTGCGGCTTCGATACTATTAAATCTGATTAGTAGACCTAGGTACTTGTTGGTAATACCAGAACGATTAGTTTCTATTTTTACTGCAGTACCATAGGTCGTTTTTAGAAAATACACATAGTCGAATATAGAGGAAATCTTCAATGCTCGTGCTGGATACTTCCATGTGTCGAAGTTGTGATAGTCCTTACGACGAACTACATAATGATATTCTCCAAATAGAGTGGGCGGGACTTTGTCTACCTCGTACATTGAATTTCCTCCTAATTAATTATTATATAATAATTATATCATAGGTTAGTCATTCTGTCAATATCAATTATGATCAACTGTACGAAAGGAGTAGTGAGCACGCTCATATAATGAGTGGAGGCCCAGCGAAATTTAAAGCGACCCGAAAAGAAAGAAAAGATAAAAAGTTGGCGGCCCAGCTTGAACGATCTCATACTTGTAGGAACATTCCTATAAGTAGCATGGTTAGGACAACACCAGAGAAGATTAGTACCAAGCTGGGGATGATGCGGTCAGTCCAGCGTTCGCTGTATTTACCCTTAGAGATTTGAGTCATGACCTCTAATAGGATGTCAGCGGTTTTTGTGTCTTCTTGTTTTAGTAGTTCTTGTACGTGATAGTTGAGGCCGCGCAGTAGTCTTCTGCGATTGATGGTCATTCTACGTCTACCTCCACAGTAAGTAATCTGACGTCAACAGCGTCAGATGTTTGCTTTAGCTCTGTTAATAGTTGGGCGTACTTGAATTCAAAATATGTGTCTAGTTCTTCTTTATCAAGGGAGAGAATGAAGTCTTCTGTAGACCCTGTGATATGCCACTTGAATTGTATCTCGTTGGTGATAGTGATTATCGTTCTCACACCCTATGTGAATATTTGTTGTAGGTCTGCGCCTTCTGCTTCTTTCTGGCGGATGTAGTTTACAAAGTGTTCTTCACCAAATTCAGTTGGGCCCACATGGCCGAACTGCATACCTGTATCACAGTACATTGGGATTCCAGCTTCCTTGAGCTTGTAACAGAATGTCAAGTCTTCGCCTAGGCCTGGCATTGGATCAAAGTAGGGGCCCTTCACCTTATCAAATACTTCGCGGCTGATGTAGGCACATGCCATACCCGCGCCCTCAATCTCTAAAAGAGTGTTGTTCTGATATTGGATGGGGACTTGTAATGCGGGCTTGCCATCTTCGCCAATATCTACTTTTGTATAAAAGCATGGCTGATAGGGTGGAACTCGCTTAAACGCCTTTGCTGTAACAAAAGGCTTTTTAAAGTAAGCTAATCGATCAACTGCCTCGTGGTGAAAGGTCATGTCGCTGTCGATCATTACAAGTGCATCATGTCCTGATTTTAGAAAAGCCTCAACAATACTTTCACGAGCTTGGTACACTAGTGAGTTTTGTACGAACATAAAATCGTAGCTATTGTAAGTTGAGCGATGATTGGCTAGCCGCACAAAACTGATGAATGTAGGTAGCTCGACTGGTCGATGAACAGGTGATGCAATTAAAATCTTCATGTGTTTCTCCTTTATTTGTTATTCTGATAGGACGATGTGCAAGCAAAAAATGACAAGAAAGAAAAAAAGAAAAGTCAACAAGCACATCTATCCTTTCATTATATCATAATTATTATGTTTTGTCAAGGTTCCCACTCGGGAATATTGGACTGTTCATATATATACTTATCAGCAACCTCAAAGTTTCGTCGTCCATCAACGCTGTATAGTGTGCTGTCGATGAGGTAGCCAGGGTTGCTCTGGATGCGATGCGCAGTCCATGCAGGGTCAAACCATATGATGCGGTTGTTGGGGTAGGCGTAGAAGTTACCATCTTCTACTTTGAACACGTGGGCACATTTGTGTTCGGGAGTTTCGCTGAAGTTGGTATCGAGAATGCTTTTGTCTTCCCAGCCCCAGTCGAGCGTGAACATATAGTCGCCCCAGAGTTTGAGGCCGCTAGGTGTGAGTAGCTGGCCGCGCAGTCCGCCCAGTCTGTTGCGGATTTGCACATTGATGTAGGGCGAGAGACAATCCCAATAGTATACTTCGCTTAGTGGTACTGGCTTGGCGTCCTTGCTCCAACAAAAGGCGTTTAAGGGACGTCGGGTCCAGTTGACACCGTTTTCAAGGAAAGCCTCAAAGAGGGGCACACGATGCTCAATAGAGGCCACAGCGTGCACATCGCACAGACTGAACTGGCCCCAACCCTGAGTATGATTGTATAGGTATTCATTGCGGATGTAGCAAGTAAATGGTGGTAGTGAGTGATTAAGATATGCCAAGTACGAGTCCCTCCCTCTTACAGGCTTCCCATGTGGCGCGCCCGTCGCTATAGCCGTCGGTGCTGGGGCGAGCCATGAATGTGCCGTCAAAGCCTGCGACAAACTCACGAGCATAGTTATAGTCCAGTCCTAGTAGTTCCGCCATGCGGTCTGTTTCATAGTCTACGTTGCCCATGACATTCCATAGATTTTTCCCATGTATGTCATATAGGAGGGCGCCCAGTCCGCACGCACAGCCCACATCTTCTTTGTATAGCTCGTGTTGGCGTGCCCGCAACCCTGTGCGCTCGTAGACTTCTAGGATAGAGTTTACAGTTATCATTAGTTGCACCACTTTCTTCTATAGATTCTTTCTATAGTGTCTATAGCTTCGTCTTCAAATTCCTCTACGTCTATCTCTTTGCCGCAGGTATCGCAGAGGGCATACTTTACTTCTACTTCTATTTCCCTTTCGTTGAAGGTGAATATTGTAGTTTTCTTTTTTACATGGTAGTGTACTTCGCATTTACACCATTCGCAAAATATAATAGTCACTCTCCCTCGCGCAGATGGGAGGCCAGCATCCATAGAGCAAAACCTGTTACGATAATACCTAACATAAGTAGAGCGGACATGGGCATCAATCCTTTCTCATTCTCTGAAATCTTTCTTCTTCTATGATTCTAGCTATAACAGTATCATTCCATAGTTTGATGATCTTGTCAACCTCATCGTGCAGGAAGTTTAGTTGGAGATGAGCGGGCGATTCGTTCTCATCTAGCCATGTAACTCTACCCTCTAGCTTTGAGAGAAAACGAAATTGACCCATTCGCCGCGCTATATCATCAGCGTACTCTTTAAGTACTTCTAGTTTCATACGATTCGCTCCTCGATGATGTCTAGGGCTATGTGCAGTCCGCGCAGTATGCCTCTAAAGTAGTTGAGCTCGCTAGTGCGGTCAAAGGCGTGGCTGCGCACGATGTCAGTATAGAAGTCTGAAGGAGAGAAGCCTTCTTCTTCAATGAGGTGCTTTTGTAAGTCACGGATATATATTTCTATGATGTTTGATTCATCCATAATTTCTTCGACTGATGCTTTAGGGCTTAGCATGTTACACCTCCGTATAGTCGTCTATCCATCTCAAGAAGAAGTATAGTAGTGCTGCAGGGACTATCATAATAACTAAATCGAGTATGTGAACCCCACCTTCCTCAAATACTCTTGAGCCCTTTCCCTTTCTGGTAGAGGGGCATCGGCATTGCATAATAGGGCCACAAAGAATTCATCTAGAAAATCTTGGACTTGTTCTATATCCACTTTACCCTTCCTCCTTTAAAATATCCATAGCTATACGTAGACCTTGCTTAACACCCTGTGCATACTTCACATCACCTTCTGAAACTATATCAGTAAGAAATTCTGAGCGAAGGCGACCATTCTTATGGGTTGCAAATTTTATTAATTCAGTAAGAAATAAGTCAGTTTCAACATACTCTTTTGTAATTTTATCTAGTCCACTCATGCCTCATCATCCTCACTCCACGTAGGGTTATTACGTATTAATTTCCCTGCTTTATCTAGTATTCCAGCACGCTGTAAAAAGCCTAGGGACTCTTCGGGTGACTCGTAGGGGATTTGGGCTGTGTATTGATCCATACGCTCTAGGAGTCTATTATGTCCATCTAAATACGTGCGCCAGTGCCTCATAGCATTTTTTTGTACTTGTCGTGCAATCACACGATCGAAGTCTATGAGAAGACGCTCGGCTTTCTCACGAGCTTCGTATGATGTGTCGCCGTCGCATAGGACTTCTAGCATATTATTGTTGTTCTTCGATGTCCATGACTCCATCTGTATCCCTCGCTAACTTGATCGCATGTACGTCTTTTTTCAGATGTTCAATCCAGCGGATACATACAGCCGCAGTTTGTATAAGTGTGTCACGCAGATACTCATCTCTGCTTTCTTGGTAAGCGTAGGCAACCTTGCCTACTTTTTCTGTGAGGATAGCCATCATCATGTTGTAGGGGAACGCATGTCGTTTGTCTTGATACTTGCGCTCCTCAATGATCTCATTCGCAATATCGTTCCAAATGAATTGTAGTTCTTCGGCAGTTATACCCTTGCCTTCGCCAGTTGCTTCACTTGTCATATTAAAATCCTCCAAATTCTAGTATAGATAAATATATTAATCCGAATACCAAAGCTGAGTAAAGTCCTATAAGAATTGCTCTCTCTATTTTCTGCATATTAAAATCCCCAGAAGTGTAGAGTGCGCTGCTCGGTGCCGCATTGTACAAGTACGCTGTGCGCGCCCAGTATTTTAAGAATTGTGAAAGTTGTCATACATTCTCCTTAGATGGATTTGTTGGCGCAGGGCGAGAGCCATGCGTATATAGATGAATGGAACATGCTTATATGTCGAAGCCAACATCTGCTAATTCGCCCTCGCTCATCTGAACTGTGTGAGTAGCCGCAACTGTACTACCCTTGTAATAGTCTACCCGCACAACTGCTGTATGGGGATCGAGGAAGTTCACGATTGTGAGCTTGTATGTTTCATCCTCTACATGAAACTTGCGGGTCTGCCCTAGGATATGCTCTCTCATGCGAGCACTACCTCCTTGTCGAATGAGTCAATGAATTGACGGAATTGTGGGACTAGTGTAGAGCTGTCATAGTGCTTAGTGTATGGGTTGTGTAGCTTGTGGCGTAGATGAGTCATGAAGTAGAACGAGCGAATGAAGAAGACAAAAGAATTTGAGTCGTTGACTCCAATTTTGATCTGTGACTTCGGCACCCAGAGTAGGCGACCCTCGCCACGAAACGCAATAGCCTTATCAGTTTCTTTCTCGAAAGTAAAATTGAGGGCTTCACAAGAAACGTATTTCATAGGGAACACACTCCTTATTTTTTATTATATAATAATTATATCATAGGATAGTGTGTTTGTCAACGCACAGTATGAGTAGGGCTATTTTAAAATATAGGCGTGAACTGTGCGGCGTCCCCAAGAACGAGCGGCCGTTAGGTCGCTCATGTAGATGTCGAGTTTGCCTTCTACAATTGCGCCTCCACGGTCCTCACAGGTGTACAGGGTATCCCTTTCGATAATGTAGATGCGCGTCCCTAGGGGCAAGCTACGTGGGCATGCGAGTGTGTGGTGTTCGCGCACATGGGCCCCAGAAGCTGTGATGCCGTAGAGCGGATGTGAGCGAGATTTGCCTGTCGATTCGCGGCCCGCTGTGTATGCAGTGGCCTCAAAGGTGAGGAGGGGGAGGGATCCGCTGGGCACTATGTAGATTGGTTTTTCTACGTAGACTATGCGTTCTTTTTCTATTACGATGGGAGCGGGCTGAAGAGCAAAGGAAGCAATAAGTAGGAGGAGTAGTAGCAGTATGGCTGATGTGTCACGTTGCATTGGCGCCTCCTAGTAATGTAATTGACATGAGCGTGGCGCCATGTTATAATTATATTATAAAGTTATTCAGATGGGGTGCGAGCTTTGCGATTATACAGTTTCTTTGAAGGTTTGGCGCGGGTTACGGGTTTGCGAGTCCAAAGCAGCCTTTGTCGCGGTAGCATGGGTAACAGCTCCTTTCGGCAGATAGTGGGTAAAATGTGGAGTAAAGTGGTAGAAAGTGGAGTAGTTGGCATGAGTTTAGTTGTGAGTTCGGTAAGTATGGGGCTGAGTTTGGTAAGTGAAGGTGGCCCCATTATAACGCATATATCAACTGATCCCCTGCGCGCCGTCTTACATAGTTTTACCGCAAAATTAACTCTTATATATATATTATATAATATTATAGTATCTTTGTCAATAGTATTATTATATATATATTTATTATATATATATTAACTTTATTTATTCTTTCTTCTTCTTTTATATTAGATCTATATTAGTATTATATATATACTAGTATTATATATTATATATATACTATATTTATTATTGTCTTCTTCTTTTATATTAGATCTATATTAGTATTATATATATACTAGTATTATATATTATATATATACTATATTTATTATTGTCTTCTTCTTTTATATAATAAATGTTTAAAATTTACCCCTACTGTTTCATTTCTCCATATATAACTTTTGTGCCCACCAAATTTTAATGGCTTGACCAAGTAAAATTTTCCATGGAAATTTCGTATAAAGCGCCGCTACTGTAAAACGAGTGCCTGTTGTTTCTGGAAACTTTGCTGCTGCGCCAGTGGTGAAATTATGGGATTTTTCATTCCTGTGGTGGATTGACATTTTCCACATAAAAATTTTGGCAGAACTGGAAAATTCTGGAAAATTGGAACCGCGAACGAAGCAAATAAAAAAGCAGCTGGTTTGAGGGAACCGAGCTGCCTACTACACATATGTAAGATGGGGTTCTAGGATTCGAACCTAGGATCACAGAGTCAAAGTCTGTTGCCTTGCCACTTGGCGAAACCCCAATGGTGGACCTGAGCAGGATCGAACTGCTGACCTCCTGCTTGCAAGGCAGGCGCTCTCCCAGCTGAGCTACAGGCCCAAATAGAAATAGGAGGATTCGAACCTCCGACCCCTTGCTTCCAAGGCAAGTGCTCTAACCTGACTGAGCTATATCTCTGCAATACTACGTGCCCTGAGAGGCTCGAACTCCCGACCTTTTGATTCGTAGTCAAATGCTCTATCCAACTGAGCTAAAGGCACATAAGCGGACGATGGGGCTCGAACCCACAAACCTTCGCCTTGGCAAGGCGACATTCTACCATTGAACTACATCCGCATAAAGGTGTCACCTAGATTCGAACTAGGGGTGGGGCCTTTGCAGGGCCCTGCCTTACCACTTGGCTACGACACCATGATGCACATAGAGGGACTTGAACCCCCACGATTTCTCGCCAGCTTCTAAGGCTGGTGCGTCTGCCATTCCGCCATATGTGCGTGGCGAAGCTGATGGGGATCGAACCCACGTTCTCCTGCGTGACAGGCAGGCGTGTTAACCACTACACCACAGCTTCATAAGGGTGATCAGTGGGAATTGAACCCACGATGTTGGAGTCACAATCCAATGCGTTAACCATTTCGCCATGATCACCATGGAGGAGAGAGTGGGATTTGAACCCACGGACGCTTGCACGCCTGCGGTTTTCAAGACCGCTGCTTTAAGCCACTCAGCCATCTCTCCATAAGGAAAAGAAGGGATTCGAACCCTTGCATCGCTTGCGCGATCTAGCTCATTAGCAGAGAGCCCCCTTAAGCCTCTTGGGTACTTTTCCAGAGTGGAAGGTGATGGATTCGAACCACCGAACCCGCAAGGGAAGAGATTTACAGTCTCCAGCGTTTAGCCACTTCGCTAACCTTCCATAAATGCCGCCAGAGAGAGTCGAACTCCCAACCTACTGCTTACAAGGCAGTTGCTCTGCCATTGAGCTATGGCGGCGTAGTGGACGCTGATGGAATCGAACCACCACTCTCACCCTTATCAGGGGTGTGCTTTAACCAATTAAGCTAAGCGTCCATATGACCCGTAGGAGATTCGAACTCCTGTCTTCGCAGTGAAAGTGCGATGTCTTAACCACTTGACTAACGGGCCGTGGTTGCGAAGGTGGGACTCGAACCCACGATTTTTAGGTTATGAGCCTAACGAGTTAGCCGCTACTCTACTCCGCGATAGAAAGCCTCTGGGGGACAGAGGCGAAAGAGGAAGGAACCTCGCCAGACGCTCATATTTAGCTTCTAAGGCGAGTTCGATGCGTAGGGGATGAGCAACCCATCCCAATCTTACAAGCTCGTGAGAAGCCATTCTAGGCTCTCTCTCTAGGATACGATGCTGATCCTGTCAGTTCAGTCGCTCTGACAAGCGTAAGGTCCAAATTCAACCTTATATATATATTATAACATGACGGGGTAGGTTTGTCAAGTGGCTGCCTGAGTAGGGCTCGAACCTACAACCCCGCGGTTAACAGCCGCGTGCTCTACCATTGAGCTATCAGGCAATGAAAGGGGAGAAGAGCCTCTCCCTTAGGCAGTGCGGTACTTCATACGCTTTGCTTTGCCAATCTTCACTTCTTGCTTAGCAAGCATACCAGCTTCTACGAGCGAATTAGCGTAAGCAGTGATCGAGTTATATGCAAGCCCACCTTTATCGTTCTTCAATACATCGCCCAATGTTGCAGCAGCCTTATCAGCGATTTCGTATCTATCAAGTGCAGTGCCAGAATTGACTAACACGTTCATGATAGCTGCTTTGATTGCAGATGCACGCTCTACTTCTTTTGAATTGACTTTTGGTGCTAGGAAGTTTTTGGCGAAGTACTCTACTGCAACTGCATCGACTGAATTCTCAGCAAACAATTTTTCTACAACCTCTACGAAAGTTTTTCTGCTCATTGTAACATCTCCTCATTGAATTTTAGTTTTAAGGTGAATCTCAACCTTATATAATAATTATATCATATTGGGGCGGGTTTGTCAATCGTTGTACATTGGGGCGATCTGGTAAAACCCACGTTCAAAGTAAGGATGCCCATCGTCTAACACATTAGTGTCTTCAGCAAACACTAGGAATAGCTCTGCTGCAAAGAATTCATCAACCCCATTGTCGTACTGTGTGATGTCGCAATCTAATTGTGCGTCAGTCATTCCATCTAGCATTCGCTTCAGATCTCGATAAGTTTTCAGAGGAATCATCCTTTCTTTATTATATAATAATTATATCATACTCTAGCCCATCTGTCAAGTGATGTTTCGCCTAAGGTGCTGAGTGCAAATTTCATGCCGTCGCTCATACCACGCTGATAGTCGATGCTGATGTCCATTTCTGCAAGATCAAGATACATATCGTAGTAGGCATCCTCAGAAATCTCTAGTCCTTCTGTGTTGCGTACCACAGTCTTGATTCCATCGACGTAGCCACGTAACACATCAATGAGGTCAATCTCGATCAAGTCTTGCGTGCGCTCTGCGATGTCTGCCTCAAATACTTTAAGCTCATCATAGCAATCTTGTAGGCGGGCTTGGGAAAAGAAGAACATAAGCATCACTCATCCTTTTTGTTTTATTTTTCTTTATATATTAATTATACAATAATCCAGCGTATCTGTCAAGCAAAAAATTTCTGGGGCACTTGCATATATATGCGGCTCCTGTAACAGAAGTGCGGCTAGCATTTTCAGGAAATTTCCATGAAATGGAAGCGCTGTATTTTCATGGGGTTTTTTCCAGTGGTTGACAGATTTGGTAGGAATTTCCAGCGGAGAGCGGCTGGCAAAAAATTTAGGGAGGGGGTGCATATAAAGAGACTGCGGTGGGCGGCAAAATTTCCGCATAAGGAGCTTATAAATTAACGCTGCAACGCTTTAACGCACTAAAGCGCTAGAAGGCGAGCGCCAAAATTTTCCAGTCCTTCCATATACTGGATGGTGACGCTTTCATGTAAATGAAAAGAAAAGCTGGGATTTTCTCCCAGCCCTTCCACTATGCGGAATATACCACACGCTTTACCTTACCAACTCGAATTTCGTCTTTTTTCAAACATCCTTCATTTACCAGTTGGTTAGCATAGGCAGTAATGGAATTGTAAGCCACAGTTCCCTTTTCATTTACAAGGTATTCTTCGGCAAACTCACCTGCATCATACAAGGCATTTCCAATTTCTGTTCTATCCAAAGCCTTGTCAGTTTTTACAAGTAAATCCAAGATTGCCTGTTTTACAACTTTTGCCTTTTCCACTTCTTTGACATTAACACGTTTTGCTTTTACAGTTTTTTCAAAGTACTCGACAGCCTCTGCATCAACTGGGTGCATCTGGAATAAGGAATTGACTACCTCGACGAATTTTGCTTTTGACATTAAATACCATCTCCTAATTTTTTATTTGATTTCTTATTACTCTTTAATTATAACACACTCGATTGGGTCTGTCAAGTGCTTTTTTTTGGACTCCCTTGTCCCCACATCAACTCCTTACCTTTACTATATAATAATTATACCATACTTAATCTTGGGTGTCAAGCTCATTTTCGCTGGAAATTTCTACAAAGTGTTTTGTAAATTCCAGATTTCCCCATTCATTGATTTCAATGTCAATATAATTATAACCGAACACCAGTTCTGATTCGTGGGTACTCATTCAACTCATCTCCTTTTCTTTACTATATAATAATTATAACACAAGGGGGCTTGGTCTGTCAAGTGTTTTTTTTATGGAAAAAATTTCTGGGGGAGGGTCATATATACAGAATTTACCACGGCGAAGCGATATAAAAGAAACGCTTTACCAAATTAACGCTTTAACGCGTTAAAGCAAAACAGCGCTGGAGAGCGAGCGCTTGATAGTGGGGGCTCACTATGTGGAAAATGGCAAGGCTGGTAAAAATTTCTAGTTCGAAAGCATATAAAGAGTGCTTTAATGCTTTAATGTGCTAAAGCGCCAGAGGGCGGGCGCCAATTATGTGATAGTGATAAGCCTGGTAAAAATTTCTGTAAGGCAAGCATATAAATAGTGCTTTAACACTTTAACGCATCAAAGTGCTCGCGGGCGAGCACCAAAAAAGGGACTTACCAGTCCCCCCTGTACTCCCACTCTCTTATGTCTAATTCTGTTGGTCCCCATGTGTCTATGTCCTCGAAGTCCTCCAAGAACCAATCCAAGTCAACGTGGTCTAAATCTTCATTTAAGAACTCACTCATCAATATCATCTCCTCTTGTTTATATTCCAATTATACAACGGATTGCGTAGGGTGTCAAGAGTTTTTTTTAATCCCCTATGTTGCGGCATAGGGGGCGGAGTTTGGTATCCTCCAAGGCATCACGAGAACGCCACTCTTGACTTTCTTTTTCTGTCTGATACATTTGGCTAGGATTTGGGCTTCTATTAAAACATCACTCAATCCCTTATGTTCTTCTATGAAGTTATAATCTCCTGTTATATATCTGAAAGCCATTTCCGCAGAAGTCTTGACGTTGCCCGCAGGTGAAACCCAACCTTCTCTATGTGCGACTTTTTGGTAAGTTTTTTGTGTAAAGAGAACTTCACAGGCAAACGACCATATACACAACTTGATTTTGTCATAGAACGCAAAGCCTTTTTTGAATAAGTGCTTTGAAGTTGAATCCAAAGCTCTGAGGTCAAAAGCTAAGTTATACGCGGACACAGTTTCCACATTGTGCCTTTTTATTGCGTTTGTCATAACCTTGACGGCATAAGCGAACGCAACGAGTTTGTGTTTACGATTTTCCAGCTCTTTCACATATGAAGGGATTTTTTCTGCATAGTAGGCCGAAGTCATCAAGTTTGAGTTATTGAAGATTTCTTTGATTAGAAAAGAGTGCTTTTCTAAAATTTCGCCTTGCTTATTGACAACCGCAAATCCCATGTCATATATAAGGGGATTGGCTAAGCCGCCAGCCGTTTCAACATCGAGTAAAAGGAAGTTTTGTTTTTTCATGAGTACCACGCTCCGTTATTTGATATCCCAATTATATCAAGATTAGGCGAGGCTGTCAAGGGGTTTTGGGAACTTTTTTTATAAATAATTAAAATATTTTTTTGTCTTTGCCTTTTTACGTGATTATAATTTAAAAGCAAAATAGCCTTCGCCTGCGAAGGCCAAAGTAGACAAAAAAAAGAGGGGGGGGCACCCCCTCAGGCTACGCTGAGTATACGATTTTTTTGACTTTGCCAACTCGGATTTCGTCTTTTTTAAGTTTGTTCTCTGTCACGAGTTGGTTAGCGTACGCTGTGATTGAGTTGTAGGCGACTGTGCCTTTTTCGTTGATTAGGTAGTCTTCGGGGAACTCTCCTGCATCGTATAAGGCTGTGCCAATTTGCACTCTGTCGAAGGCTTTGCCTGCGTTGCCTACTACGAAGGCAAGAATCGCGTCTTTGATAACTTTGGCTTTTTCGACTTCTTTTGTGTTTACGCGTTTTGCTTTGACTGTTTTTTCGAAGTACGCAACGGCTTCTGCGTCTACTGGGTGTATCGTGAACAAGGATTCAACCACTTCGATAAATTTTGCTTTACTCATTCAAATCATCTCCTAAGTTTTTTGTTGTTTTCTACTCTCTTATTATACTACGATTTCGTTCAATCTGTCAAGCGTTTTTTTTATTTTTTCTGTTATATATTTTTTTGGAAACTTTTACCTTTGTAGCTGGCTTTCGTTTCCAGAAAAGCCTAGCTGGCTTTAAAGTCATTTTCAACGCCTCCCTTCCCTATGCCCTAATTATACTACAGGGGGATCCCCCCCTAGGCTAGGACTTCGCCCATATTATCGAATTTTATAAGTTGCTTAAACTGTCTTTCTTCTTTGCGTAGCTTCCCACACTTTACAGATGTTCCGCCCGCTAGATACCAATCTTTTAAGTTTTTGCCGTAGTCATCAAAGAGGAAGTCACTTTCTTTGATTAGAGTTCTCGTTGCTCTTATAAACTCAGTTGCTTTGTTCTGCCCCACATTCATAAGGATTACATTTTCTTTCTTTATGAATGGAAGGTTTTTTCTAATCCATTCCATTTTCTCAATTTTGCAATATTCTGTTTCTATGCACGCGGACAAGATGTAAATTTCCCTGCCTTGTTCATATAATGCTTTCAGAGTTTCCGCTACATTCGCGTATATTGCTAACCCTGCAAAGAAGCCCTTCTCATTCATTCTATCAACGCCGCCCGCGCCGTCGAAGTCTGCCAATGTTCCATCCATGTCAAAAATCAATCTCATTTTTCATCATCCTTCTTTTTCTTTATACTCTTATTATATAGGGGATTGGGCTTGTTGTCAAGCCCTTTTTTATGCTAGGATTGTAATTACAATCCCAGCGACTACTATTAACCCCATCATGACTAGTGCCAATGGCTCTATGTCGCGCAGGTCGCGCTTGATGTAAATTAGGGCTTTGCGTTTTAGTCTTAGTGTTCTCATTGTGATAACCTCACTTGTTTTATTTGATACTCTAATTATAAGCGCAGAGTATGCGAACAGTCAAGCGAACAAATTGTGAACATTTTGTGAACATTAAAAAAAGATATTGCAATTATTTTTTGGATCAATTTTTCGGTGCTTTGACGTATTAAAGCGCAAATGGCCTCTGTGGACGGAGGCCCAAATAAAAACACCCTAGATTACTCTAGGATGTCTATGTCGCCGAAGCGTAGAACTTCTCTGTAGTCTAGGTGTAGTCCTATTGATACAGGTTGATCTCCGTTTTCTGCTATTAGTTGTGCTAGCACTTCTAGTAGCTCTGAAGCCATTATCACCTCTTTGTCATTGAATTGTGTTGATAGTGGTAAATTCATCATTCTCATCATTTCCTTTTCGATTTATCTTATGTCTTTATTATACAGCTGTTTGGGGATTCTGTCAACACCTTTTTTAAAATATTTTTTACTTTTTTTATTTTATTTTAATCTTTTTTAAATCAAAAGTAGCCTCCGCACGCGAAGGCCAAAATAAAAAAAGCCCAGATTTTAAGTTCTGGACAGTCTGCCTAAGGCGTTCCACGCTTCTCGCGTTTCTAGTTTGTAACCTGTGAGTTTCGCCATTTTAGCGAATTTCTCAGCTTGAGCGACTGAAGCGAAGTCTTTCTCGATTGTCGCGTGCGTTAATTTGATGTAGTAGAATTTTTTCATTTTCATCATTTCCTTTTCGTTTTATCTTATGTCTTTATTATACATGGGTTTTAGGATTCTGTCAACACTTTTTTTAAAATATTTTTTACTTTTTTTAATTTTATTTTATGCATTTTCAGGCGCAAAAAGCCCTCGCGAAGGAGGGCCTAATTTTTATGATTTCAAGTGCGCAAACCTGTCAGGCGCAGCATAAGACGCAACAACTCCGACGCAGAGTAAATTTCATTTCCTCTACTCGACGCAGACCTATTTTCATTTTCCCCTAAATTTTTTTTCTATACCCCTTGACTTTTCTCCGTATCTGTAGTATAATATACTTAGGAGGCTGACATATGAATCTTGATTACGCAATTGTTGACGCTGCAGAGCGCATAAAATACATACAAAACTTACTAAAAGACCAAACATACTGGAGCTCTCGCGACCTACAAAAAATGGCTGACTACATCCTACGAGGCTCAGACGACACCATACTGACGCCCAATCGCCTAGTCACTATCAATCGCCGCGAAATATCCTTTCAAGGCTTGAGCGACTGCCTAGAGGGCGGAGAAGACGCTCTACACGCTCTTATTCGCCCCGACAAGCAAACTATACTCACACCTAAAAACAAAATCACACCTCAAGACCTAGAGCGTATCCCCGAACTGCGCAAACTGCGCGAGCGCATCACAGACTGGGAACTGCGCCTCGAACTCGCCAAGGGCCGCGAACGCTACAAAATTAAGCGCATGCTTATTGAGATGCGCAAAGAACAATACGCTATAAAGCAGATGCATCGCAACCCTATGTATACAAGAGGAACATACAATATACGTGTACATACTTCTACAATAGACGAGCTGCGGCTAGACGTGCCCGAACATATTAGCGCCATCCTAGAAAACTACGCTCGCTTAAAGCAAGCCCTATGGGACGACTTGCATAATGACCTACGCTGGAGCCTGCTCGACCTAGAGCACCTCATCGAAGAGTATGTGCGCGACCGCCAACCCATCTACTACGAAATTCTACTCATGAAAATAGCAGGCGATACAAACGAGGAAATACAAAATCATCTAGCGGAACAGTGGGGCAAGCAGCACAGTCAAGAATACATTTCCTCACTGTGGCGCAATAAAATCCCCGAACTCATCGCAGATGGCTATAAAGAACACTACCTAAACTGGGTGTACACCTATAAACTACGTGGCCTCTATAAAACTTGCTCGCGTTGCCTACAGCCCAAACTTGCGCACCGCCGCTACTTTGGCACTAATCAGGCCGCCAAATACGGCTTCTACTCTGTATGTAAAAAGTGCCGCAATAAAAAACAATAGAAAAGAGGACTGCTGTGTCTCGTTACATCATTGATACTAACATTCTTATGGGCGTCGAAAACTTTGAAAAATTCCTACAGTCCCTGGGCCCCAAAACAGAAAAATATATATTATACGAAGTACTGCGCGAACTCGATTCAAACAAATGGAAAGAAGGCGCTAAAGCCCAAAAAGCACGACAGGGCATACGCCACATCGAACAATTTCAATCTTCTTTGCTCTTCACTCAATCGCCCACTAACACAGGCGAAATAGACGACCGCATTATTGACGCAGCCTCAAGCTTGAACGCCATCATCGTCTCAAACGACATAGGCATGACGCTAAAGGCCAAGGCGCTCGATGTACCATGCATACATTACAAAGAATGGGTGTCCATGCCCACAGGTTGGGTGGGGGACTTAGATGCAGCAAAACTTGGCGACTACATCATACAGCGAGACGCCCAGTCAAATTTTGTAGAGCAAATTCTGCGCAAGGATGCCGCGGGAGCTCTGCGGCCAGTACGCGAGATCAGACTTAAAAGCCAATACTTTCCCGCAATAAAGCCTCTCGACGAGTATCAGATATGCGCCGTCGATTCGCTCAAGAACGACGACATCACTGTGCTCACAGGTCATGCAGGAACTGGTAAAACCCTACTTTCTCTTTCCTTTGCTCTTTCCGAGCTACAACAGCAACACAGACGAAAACTCATTATATTCGTCAATCCCACAAAAGTGCGCGGCTCTGAGGAGCTAGGCTTTTACTCGGGCGACCGCATTGAGAAGCTGCTACAAAACAGCATAGGCGCCGTCCTAAGCTCTAAATTGGGCGACTCGCTAGTCGTAGATATGCTACTACAGCAAAATAAAATTGAAATCTTTCCTATTAGCGATATACGCGGCTACGAAGTCCACAAAGACGACATACTGTACATTACAGAGGCGCAAAACCTAAACACAGACCTCATCAAACTTGTAGTGCAGCGCTGCGTAGAGGGCTCTAAAATCATCCTAGAAGGCGACCCCGAAACTCAACTAGACTCGTGGGCGTTTGAGGGCAAAAATAATGGCTTGAGGCGTCTCGTTGAAATTTTTAGTGGCTTTCCTGGTTTTGGACACGTGAATCTACCTATTATCCGCAGAAGCCGCATCGCCCAAAAAGCAGAGGAGTTATAATATGTATTGTAACAAATGTGTGCGCGAACTGGGCGAAGACAACTTTTACCTAGATAAAACAGGTACACATATGCCCACTTGCAAAAAATGCATCACTATGCACGTGAATGTGCACGAACCCAGCACTTTATATCATATTTTAGAGAAAATAGATATCCCATTCATACCTTCTGAATGGGAGAATCTTGTTAATAGATATGCGGCAGGCGACCCCAAAAAGAATAAGGCGACAAGCATAGTGGGGCGCTATATATCTAAAATGAAGTTGGCTCAATATGCGGGTTCTGTGTGGGCAGATACGCCACGATTTCTTGAAGAGCATAACAATCGCTTAATAAATCTAAAGAAAATGGAAGAAGAGCGACGCTTACAATACTCTAACGCCACTGGTATGGGGCCTGTAGAGATTCAAGAGCTTGAGGATGACGAGGGCAATAAGTTTGATTTTGGCTCTACCATGACGCGCATCCAAAAAGACCGCATGATACAAAAATGGGGGCGCCTGTACAAAGAAGAAGAATGGATACAACTGGAAGAATTTTACAATAAGATGCACGAAACCTATGACATACAGGGCGCCTCACACGAAGACTACCTGAAAATGATATGTAAGACCAGCCTCAAGATGAATCAAGCTATCGACACTGGCGACATCGACGGCTTCTCTAAACTAAGCAAGAACTATGACGCTATGATGCGCTCAGCCAAGTTCACAGCTGTACAAAATAAGCCAGAAGAAAGCAATTTCATCAGTTCTATTGGCGAAATGGTGCGATTGTGCGAGTCTGAGGGCTTCATTCCTCGCTATCACGCGCAAGAATCTCAAGATGTAGTGGACTTAACGCTCAAAGATATGACTGAATACCTTACTCGCCTAGTTAAAACAGAGCTTAATCTGGGTTCGCTCATCGAATCTACTGTTAAAATGATGGAAAATGAGGCCGAGCAGCAAAAAGACCCACAAACAATCGAAGAGGTGCTCGACGATAATGACTTTTTAGAGTTTAGTGACCTTCTAGATGAGGAGGTTCTGAGCGATGACAGAGAAATCGGGACTAACTGAGGAACGTGTGAAGGCCGCCATCCCTTCATTTAGAGAATGGATTAGCTTTTGGCGCGAGTATCCTGATATATTTGTAGATATGCTCACGCCACCCAAATCTAATTTTCGTCTTTTCTTTTACCAACGAATATTTTTGCGCACAGCTATGAGGCACAGATACTGCTACGCAACCTTTACACGTGCCTTCTCCAAATCTTTTCTTTCTATTCTTTTACTAGTAATACGCTGCGTGCTTTTTCCAGGCGCTAAATTGTTTATTGCATCTGCGGGAAAAGAGCAAGCAGCTAACATTGCGCGAGAAAAGATAGAGGAGATAGTAGAGTTGTTGCCCCCATTACATAATGAGATAGATTGGCGGGCAGGTAAAACTCAATTCGCTAAGGACTATGTGCGCATCCAGTTTAAAAATGGGTCGCGCCTAGACATTGTGGCTATTAGAGAAAGTACGCGTGGTGGCAGACGTCATGGCGGCCTAATAGAAGAAGTGATCCTTGTGGACGGCGATAAATTAAATAGTGTAATTTTGCCTCAACAAATAGGGGCCCTAGTAGTGTAAATTACTAGTGAAGAAGTGGGTGAACCCAGTAGCATGGGGTGTGCCGAAAGGTGCTAACGAGGAAGGCGAAAGCTAATCTCGTGCCAAGCCTTGATTTTTAAGGAAGGTGTAGAGACTATCTCGCAAGAGAGTAGGGTGGAGGTTGCTACCACTCGAAGTGCCCACCAACCAATATGTTGGTTGATGAAATAGTCCATGTGAAAACATGCTTATGAACGTTTCGCGCAGAGCCGCCAATGGTGAGGTTGACGCCCAAGAAACGCTCAATAAGAGTCAAATATATGTAACGACTAAACTAATGGTCCGCATACCAGTAATGATATGTGATAAGCCTTTTAATTGCGGGGAACTCCTAAAGGACAATCCGCAGCCAAGATAGAACAATAAGTTCTATAAGGTTCAACGACTATCTCGAAAGAGAGTAAAGCCACAAGCTAATGGTGGAAGAAATAGAGGCTACCCTACAGATGAGGGTAAAGATATAGTCTGAACTGCATGGTAACATGCAGATGCGAGTAATGTCGCTGGCTGAGAGTTGCGAACTCAGTTGAACATATTGGCAGGTTTTAAGGACAGCTTTGCGTATCAAAAGCAACTGCAATTATTGCTGTGGCAGATTATGCGGCCAGGCTCTTCATTTGTCTTTGGGGGCACGTGGCGCATTCCAGTGCATCACAATCTATTAGACCGCGGATTTGTGCGCGATATGCGGCAGGATGGAACGTTCAATGATGCTGCTTTTGAGCGCGAATATGAAAGTATTTGGTCGGGCACTATGGAGGACGCTTTCTTTAATGCAGATCAATTCGATAAGTACAGAGTACTAGCACAACCAGAGACGGAGCACTCAAATAAAGGCGCTACAGGCTTCTATTATATCTTTGGTGTTGACGTCGGGCGCCAAGGTTCTCAGACAGTTATTATGGTATTTAAAGTAAATCCACAGCCTCAGGGAGCTGCATTTAAATCTTTGGTAAATATATTTACTATTGAGAGCGAGCATTTTGAGGATCAAGCTATCTATATAAAACAATTATTTTATAAATATCTACCTAAGGCAATAGCGGTTGATGCGAATGGTTTGGGTGCAGGACTTGTAGATTATCTTGTTACAGAAAATACTGATAAGCGCACTCGCGAAGTACTAGCACCTTTTGGGGTTATAAATGACGATCGTGGCGATTTTAGAAAATATTACGCCAGCAATGTGGCGACAGAGCACAATTTATTATATTTAATAAAGGCCAACGCTGATATTAATAATGAGGCCCATGTAAATGTGGTAACTCAAATAAGTAGTGGTAAAGTTCGATTTTTAATCGACGAGCGCACAGCAAAAAATAAACTTATGGCGACAAAATATGGCAAAGAAATGCTACCTGAAGTGCGTCAAGATTATTTGCGCCCATTTGTACTTACTTCAATTCTTAAAGAAGAAATGATGAATCTGCGCGAAAAGCGCGATGGTAAAAACGTAGTATTAGAAAAGGCCAATAATAGAATTTCAAAAGATAAATTTTCTGCCTTTGAATATGGTTTATATTATATTAAAATACTTGAAGATAATGATAAAAGAAAAAAAGGAAAATATAGAGCTAGTGACTTTATGTTTTACAGTTAAGGAGTGGGGCAGATGGAGCAATCAGAATTTATTGATAGAAGACCTATTGATAGTTTTGTCTTTGACAGTTTAGTGGAGCTTGGGTACACTCCTTCGGCAAAAGAAGCACAAGATATTACTGATGTATTCTTCGATTTACTTGTAAATATGGGGATAGAGGTTATAGAAATTGACGAGGATGATATAGATGAACTCTAACTTAGGGGCTTTTAAAGCCCCAATGTCACGAGGGGAAATAAAAGTAAAAGAAATTTTAGAGCAGTCAGGCTTGCTTTATGAACAACAATATGTCTTTCCTGATTTAACTTCAAGCTCGGGCAAACCACTTCGTTTTGACTTTGCGGTTTTCGATGAGGATGGAGAGTTAGATTTTCTTATAGAGTATAATGGAGAACAACACTATACAGCTGTTGATGCATATGGGGGCGGCCGCAAATTAGCCCAACAAAAATTTAATGATACTCAAAAATTGCGATATTGCGCTCGACATGGACATAGACTTGTTACTATTCCTTATTATGATTATGAGATTTTGAATTTGGATTATATTTTTGAAAAAGCTGGGATATAAAGCGTAAACAATTCAATGTATTGTATATATAACTTAAGGAGGTGTTTATTATCTATAGAAAGAGTCCAGCAAGAGATAGAGTTGGTGAGCTTTCAAGCTCTGACATAAAATATGCTTATAGAACTAGAGAAACGACAGATGCGGCAAGTCCAGCAATAGGCGACTATCGCGCTATGGGCCGCACCATTTTCACTAAAAGAATAGTAGTAAAAGCTCTTGAAGAACGTGATATTTATAAAATAAGAAGTATAAGTAGACATTTTTTTAGTGTGAGTGGTATTTACTCTAGAGCTTGTAGATATATGGCATATTTACCAACATATGATTACACAATTACACCTAATATTACAAAATACAATTCTAAAGAGCGGCTCATGGAAGATTTTATGCGAGTGCTCAAATTTGTAGATAGTTTAAATTTAAAAACAAAACTTTCAGAAATTAGTCTTTCTGCTATTGTGGATGGGGCCTACTATGGCTATTTAAAAACCCAAGGTAATCGAGCCGTGATTCAAGATCTTCCAACAGATTATTGTAGAAGTGTATATAAAATTAATGGTATTTCTGTTGTAGAATTTAATCTTGATTATTTTGATCGAAATTTTAAAAGTTTAGAATCTAAAAAAATTATACTGAGAAATATGCCACAAGAAATATCTGAAATGTATGTACGTTGGAAAAGTGGCGAAGAGGTCTCATTACTAAGAGAATCTATTGGAAATTGGATGATGCTAGATATTAGCCGCGCTTTTAAAATAACTTTAAATAAAGATGATGCGCCTCTTTTTTCTCACGCACTTCCACAAATTATTGACCTTGATGATTTGCAAGGAATTCAGAAGAAAAAAGCTGAGTCACAATTACTTAAAATTATGGTACAAAAGATTCCACTTGATAAAAATGGTGAATTTATTTTTGACATGGAAGAGGCAAAAGCAATGCATGCGAACGCAGTTCGTATGTTAGCTCGCGCAATAAATGTCGATGTATTAACAACTTTTGCTGATTCTGAGCTTTTAGATTTAGAAGAGCGACGCACAAATGCCTCTGCAGATAATGAGCGTTGGGAGCGCTCTACATTTAGCGAACTGGGCATTTCCCAGCAATTGTTTGCCACTGAAGGTAATATAGCATTAGAAAAGTCAATTTTAAATGACGAATCTATAGCTATGCAACTACTGTATCAATATCAGGATTGGTTAAATACTGTTCTTCATAATAAATTTATACAGAATAATCCTGATTATACATTTGATGTGTGGTTTCCAAGACTAACTCAACACAATAGGGCAGATATGGCTCGACTATATAAAGAGCAGGCTGCGCTAGGCTATTCTAAAGTTTTACCTGCATTAGCTTTGGGCCAAAGCCAATCTAATTTTCTTTCTTCTATTCTTTTTGAAAATGAATTTTTAGATTTGGGTGCTGTGATGGTACCTGTTAAAATGGCCTCTACTCAATCTGGTAAAGCTGGCGGAGATGCGGCTGGGCGTCCACCAAAAGCTGATGATCAAAAAAGCGATAAGACTCTAGCTAATGAAGCGTCAGGGGGTTGAAAATGCAAAATAGTAGTGTACCGTTAAACTTGCCTATAGAATTTATAAAAGTTGAACCTATTAATCCATTAATTACAAAAACTGTAGTAAAAATAATGTATGCGGGGAAGAATAGAAATGGTTCATATATCTCTAAGGAAGTTGCGGAAAAGATGGCTGCTTCGCTTCCTAACGTACCCATTGTGGGTGAATGGAGTGAAGAGGGTGGCGACTTTCTTTCGCATGGACAAGAACAGTTACAAAATGGAAAAATTAGAACAAGTACGCGTCCTATTGGGGTTGTTCCAACAAATACAAAAATATGGTGGGAAAAATATCTAGACAACGATTCTATTGAGCGAGAATATATGTGCTGTGAGGCATATATATGGACTGGTCGCTATCCAGAAACAGAAAAAATCTTTAGGGATGGCGTAAATAATCAGTCTATGGAACTTGATTCTGATACAATTAAGGGCACTTGGGCACAGATTGAAAATAGAGGCAGGGAATATTTTATAATAGAAGAGGCCATATTTACAGCACTATGTGTTTTGGGAGAAGATGTCGAGCCTGCTTTTGAAGGCGCAGCTATAAACCCTCCATTTTATCATTATATAAACACAAACGAATCCAAAGTTGTTGATGAAATGGCCTTATTAAAACAAGAGTTGGCCGAAGCGTTGTCTGAATATGCTAAAGAAAAAATTACCAACTTTCCCGAAAGAGGAGACGACTTAGCTATTACTTTGAGAAATTCTCAATGGGAGCTTTTTGACCCTTCTTTTGCGGCGATGATTAAAGAAAAGCATCCAGACATTTGGCGCCTAGGAGGAAATATAAGGGGAAATAGTCAGTATCGAAAACTTTCTCAGGCACTAGGAAAATCTTCTGATGATCTATCTAATACTCTAAAAGATGCAATTAAACTAAGAGAAGCTTGGGTTGCGCGACACTACAGAGATTTTAGAATTGCTGGAGTTATAGCGCAAATTAAATGGCTTGCTGTTGGTTCTCGCGGAGAAAAGTATATGAAAGATTTGGTCAAAGAAGAGATTCGTAAACGCAGAAATAGAAAGAGAAAATTTGAAAAGGAGGTAAGTGACTTAATGGAAGAAAAAGAGGGACTTACTGGACTTATTAATCAAGAAGACGAAGAAGCCATGGTAGAAGTTGAAACAGATGGTGAAGAAGAAGTTTCTTTGAAGGATATGATTACTGAAATTGTTAAAGAAGTTATGGCAACGATGAAATCACAAGTAGTTGAAGAAGAAAAAAACATGGAAGAAGAAATGCCAGAAGAAGAAATGGCAAAGAAAGAAGATAAGATGAAAATGGCTAAAGCAGAGGAAGACGCTGCTGCTGCTTATAGTGCAGAAGTTGAGGGTTATAAATCAGAAATTTCAGCCCTAAAGTCTAAGTTAGAGGAATATGAAAATAAAGAAAAGATGTCTTTAATTGAAAAATTCTCTATGCTTGATTCTGCATTTATTGAAAATGTTAAAGCTAACTTAGCTTCCTTTTCAGTTGAGCAATTAGAAGCAAAATTATCTGTTGAGGCAGTTCGTTCAGGACTTGTATTTAGCCCTAAACAAGAAAATGTTTCTACATACACTATTAATGATTTTGAAAAAACTTCAGCTCCTAGTTGGATAGCTGCGTTAGAAAAACTATAATTTTAAGGAGGAAATTAGAATGGCTTTGTTATCAAAAAATGGATACGGTCAAGTTGAGCCAAATCACCTTACTGCTCAACGCACTGGTCAAATTTATGCTCAACTTCCTGTCGAAGCTGAAACTCTTGCAGACATTGCTACTGCTGGAGTTATTCAAAATGGTATGTTTTTAGATTATGATTATAGCAAAAATTTAGTTGTTTCTCCACCTCTTGGGGGTTCAAACCTAACTATGTTGGTTATGAATGAAATTCGCACTTATGCTGATTTCTTAACTCCTAAAGACTACGCACAAATTGCTACTGGTACTACTGCTGGTATTGGCCTATCAAATGAAGCTCCTGCTCTTTTAAAAGTAGCAACTTTGAATTACTATGAAAGATTGAGTGCATCAACAACTGTTACTGTTGCATTTACTAGTGCAACTTCAGGCAATGTTACTACTGGTTCTCTAATTTCTATTAGTGGCTTAACTGGTCTTGGCGCCACATTAAATGGTACTCATACTGTTGTAACAAATGCAGGTAACACTTCAACTATTACTATTGCTACTGGTGCTCACATCACAGCTAGTACTACTGTAAGTTCAACTGTTCAAGTTGTAGGTACAGCTGGTAGTACTGCATTTAATACAGTATATCCTCGTATGTACAAAATCAATGTTGGCGATATTATCACTACTAACCTAGTTGATAGCACTAATGGCTTAATTTCTGACTTTGCTATTGGAGATATTCTAGTTCCTGCAGCTAATGGTGTTTTGACTAAGAGCACATTTAGCACAGCTTCTGTTGTTTTTAGAGTAGCAGGAATCACTACTACTCCAGATCTTCAAAATGCAGTAAAATTGCAATGTGTAAATGCTAGCTAAAAAATAAAAGGGGAGGAAAAATAAATGTCTTTGAATAAAGATCAATTAAAAGACCTAATGCTTACAGTTGTTAGTGCTGACCGCAAAAGCCCTGTAGCATTTTCATATGGTGATAAGAAATTTAGCTATGAGCAACTTAATGACGCTCTTCGCTCTGAATTGAAAGAACTAGTTGGCGACTATTCAAATTACAGAAAGAATAAAAATGTTCTTTTTGAATTGATTGAAGAAGTTGTTGAATTAAATCTTCCAAAAGTTGTTTTTGAAAACATGAAAGAATTCGCAGAAATTAAAACGTTTGCTCATGGTGACAAGCCTTACTTTAAGCGTAAGCAATCAGCTCTTCGTGGTAAAACATTTGTTACTCGCGCAGCTATTGGTGGCGTTTATGAAGCTTTTAAATTGAGTTCAGAAGTTATTCATGTTAATACACAATCATATGGTGGCGCAGCTCAAATCGCCCTTGAAGAATTCCTTGAGGGTTCTGTAGATTTTGCTGAATTGATTGAAATCATCATGGTTGGTTTTGAACAAGCAATTTATAAAGAAGTAATTAACGCGATGATTGCTCTTGCAACTAATGGTATTACTAACTATCAAGGTGGATTGACAAATGCTCTTCCTGCAAATAACATTGTTACTGCAGCTGGTTGGGCGCCAATTCAATTCAATAACTTGATTAGTATCGCTCGTGCATACGGCGAACCTGTAATTTTCATGTCGCAGCAATTTGCATATAATGTAAAACCTGATAGTGGCTGGTTTGTATCTGATATTGATCGTCAAGAAATTCGTAACAATGGCTATGTTGGTCGTTACAATGGTGCTCGCATTGTTGTTCTACCTCAATCATTCTACGATGTTTCAAATACTGCAACTCAAGCAGTTGTACCTGCGGGCTATGCATGGATTATTCCAGCTGGCGACGACAAGCCTGTTAAAGTTGCTTTTGAAGGCGACACTGTTGTTGAAGAGTTTGCAAATCGTGACTGGTCAAAAGAAATTCAAGTATTCAAAAAGTTCGGCGTAACTATGATTGCACAACCTGGTATCGCTGTATATAATGATACTGCATTGGGTACTTACCCTACAAATACTGGTCCTATCTTTGTATATGGCACAGGTTCACAAACACCTACATTTACAAGAATGATTACTTAATAATTTTAATTCTGGGAGTGAGGAGCTTTCGCTCCCCTCCCATTTTTTTATTGACAAAAAACAAAAAATATGATATAATAGAATAAAAGGAGGCATTATATGAGTATTAGAAAAGATCCATATGATTTTTTAGGCGAGGGCATTACAGGCACTATGGAGGTCAAAGTGTGGGCTGTTGGTTCTGGAATTGTTGCATATAGCTTAACAGACCCTCAAGTCAATAGAACATGGAGACCCAATGAATTAAAAATATTAACATTTCATGAGCTTTATCAATTATCAAATCATCCAGGCGGCGCTGTTCTTTTAAAAGAAAGGCTGCAGATTAGGGATAATAAAGTTCGAGAAGCTTTGCAACTTCCATTAGACCCAGAATATTTATATACGGAAGAAGATGCAAAAAATTTAGTACTAAATGGGACTCAGGAAGAAATTTTAGATGCCCTTGAATTTGGACCATTAGGATTGGCTAGTATGATTAAACACCATGCTATATTGCACACCAATTCTTTAGATAGAGTAAATTTTTTCAATACTTTATTTTCAATGAATATACAGGAGTTAAAGAATTCAATAGAAGAAACTACTGAAGAAAAGCCAGAGGTTTCGCGTAGACGAACCGAAGCTAAAGTTTCTGCTCCTAAATCAACAAGAAAAAGCAAGCCTTTACAACCTTCGGAACCACTAGTACAAGTACCATCAGAATAGGGGGATTATGATGATCGTTAGGAGCTTGAATCTTATCGCCCCAGATATCAACAATACAGTATATAACATATCAGTAAACAATTCTGGAACCATGGTTATTGCTCAAAATATAGATCCAAATGCTATTGGAGTTATGTGTATTGCTCTGAGCGAAAAATATACTTTGAGATTAACAGATACTGGAAATGTTGAACTTGTTGATAAAGAGTTTATTGTAAGCCCTGAATATGTGCCACTGTGGTTTTATTCCCCAAATGGCACAACATTTAAGGTTACAGCAAGCGATACTGGGACATTAGTTATAGCACAAGACACCTATACGAGACAATCAGGTACTCCATTTTACGCAATATATTGTAGATTTTTATCCAAAATTACAGATGATTTATATCTTGAATGGACTCTAGAAGACACTTTTAAAAATCTAGAGTCTATTTTTTTAGATATTCTTCCTCGGTTTGAATGGCCTAAATTTGCTTTATATAACTATTCTACTCAAGCGATTGGAATGGTTGCGGCAGATGGCTCTGTTGTTTCGTATGGAAAATATTTAATAGATTTAACTTTAGAAGAATTAGATATTTTTGCTGGTCTTATGGCAACTGAATGGCTAAGCAGACAAATTTTAACTGTTAATTTAACAAGAATGAAGTATTCGTCGAAAGATTTTCAGTTTACTTCTCAAGCAAATCACATTGATAAGCTTATTGCTGTTAAAAAATATTTTGAACAAGATAATAAAAAAATGCAAAGAATGTATCAGCGTAGAACTATAAACGCCAATACTGGAAAAGTTCAAACAAATTATGCAGGCTTGGCAGCTTCAGCGATAACAGAAAGATGGCGTCTTGCATATTCTGGTACTGGATATATTTATGGTTCTGCAGTAATTGGTGGGGCATGGTGGACTGAGGATATTAGTTCTATATATGGTGGTTACTCTATTGGAGATCCGTACACCGAAGCCTACTTATCAGCACTTGGAGGCTCAAGCCCACTTATTAATCCTAGGGATGTAATTGTATGATAACTACAAAATATGGAAAAGAATTTTCACCACAAGATTGGGCCTTGTATCTAAAAAAAATAAAAAATGATGTTTTTAAATTATTACCTTTAAGAGAAGAAAATTTAGATTGGAAGAAGCATCTTCACACTATTTTAATTGAATTAAATGGCTTAAACTCATTGATAAATGAATATAAACTTATAGGAATTATTTCTAAATTAGAAGCCCTCTATCAATTAGAGGAGTTTTATTTATATAGGAAAACTATTTTTGAAGTACTATCTGCGCTCGATGGATTGGAGTGATTTTATGCAAAAAATATATAATTTTTATAATTGCTTTGATACTATTCAAGGCAGGTTATATCGTCAAAACTCTCCATCAGGAATTGAATTAACAGCCTCTGCTTCTACACAATTAGTTCCAGCTTCTTTGAGTGGAAATGGTCATTCTGTTTTTGCTACATTTAATGGGCAAAATGTAATTCCATTTCCAGCTGGAACCACTGTTTCTTTATCTGGTCTAACTAGCTATAGTGGAACTTATAGTGTAACAACCGCATCAATAACTGGTGGAGTTGCAACAATTGGTTGGAGTTCTAGTATTACAGGAGCTGCTTCGATAACAACTTCTACATTAATTAAATTTCAACCTGAAAATAAAATTATTTTATCTTCTGTTGCCACATTAACTGCTGGTATGTCTGTTGTTGCCTCGGGTTTAACAGCTTCTGTAACTATTTCTAGCATTTCTTCTTCTATAAATATGATAACTTTATCTCAAAATAATTTAGAAGGAATAATTGCGGGTCAATATTTATATTTTGGTAGAAATACTTTAATAAATACGAATACACCATTGGACTGTTTAAATGTATATAAAAGGAAAGTAGTTTCTTCAGGTCTAACAGGTGACCCAACAACTGATACGATAGTCCAAATTCAAAAATCTTTTGAGGAAGCTTTGGCGCAATCGCCGAGTTCTGAAGAAGTTGAAATTATTGAGGATCCGACAAAACAACGTAGACTAGCATTAATTACTGAAAATACAAATCCAAAGTGGAACGAAGATATAAAAAATATATCAATACCTTTTTCTAATCAAATGGATGTTGGAAAGACAGTAGATTGGATACGGACTGGATATAAATATTTAGTTATGACCCAAAATTTAACCCAGAAGGCTTACTTTAGCGGAACTATACATCAATGTAATTTTCTTCTAAAATGGAAAGATAGTAATAATGTTGTCTATTCTCAGTATGTGGTTGTTAATGGACCAGGTGAAAAAGATAGCGATTATTTTAGACGAGATAGCATTATGATAGATAGACCAAGTTGGAGTATAGAGATATTTATTGGCAAAACATCAGCAACCCAACATCTTCTAAGATATAATAGGGTTATCTTAAATGGTGTATCTTGGGAGATCGTTGTTATAAATAATATGGAAAATGAAAGCATATTAAGAATTGCTCTAGTGGAAAATTATATAAATAATAATGTCGACAATGTTTCTGAGAGCCTAGCAGATAATTCTAATGAAAACGTTGCAGAATTACAATCTTTAATTTTGAATGACTTGAGCTAAAGGAGAGTTCCTATGGGTATTTATAATGCAGATGGAACAAGACAAAGTACTGTAACTAGAAATAGTTTTCTAGATATTGGTGTAGACTTAAAGAGGGTTGTTAATAGAATTTTAAAAAATGATACTTTAGTGAAATTATTATATTATAATAGTTCTAATGTTGATACTGAATCTAATTTAACAAATCAACAGAAAGTTGCAATGATAAATGATTACATAAAATTGGTGCCTAAAATAACTAAAGATGATTTACTTAAAAGTTATTTAGTAATTAATATGGATCAATTTACTCCAATAAATGATGATTATAATTTTAAAAGTTTTATATTAAGTTTTGATATTATTTGTTCACCAGATGTATGGATTATGGATGATTATATGCTAAGACCATTTAAAATAATGCACGAACTAGATTCTATTTTTAATAATTCAAAACTAGACTCATTGGGGCCAATAACATTTTTAAGTTCTTCACAGCTTATAATAAATGAAGACTTGATGGGCTACAGTATGTTTTTTAGAGTAGTTAATTTTCAATAATTTATGAAAATTGATAATTTAAAATTGATGTCTGGGGTTCCAATATATATTGAAGAATTAGGCTTTAGTATAAATCAACCAAAAATAAAAGATATTGCACTACTTGGAGAAACACAATTTTATCAATCTTTATCTTATTTTTTAATTTCAAAAGATAAATTAAATATTGATGTTGAAATTAGCGATTTTGATTTATTTATGTATTTTATTAATCAAGAACAATCAATTCAAAAATCAATAGCTGATATTTTTACTCTAATTATTGATGGAATAGACTCAATAAAATTTTATGATACATTTATTATTGTCAATGCATTCGGTCATGAATGTATAATTGACGAACCAAAATTTTTGATTATAAAAGAGAGCTTAATACAGATATTCTGTCTACAATCTCAAGTTACTGGAGATTTAAATCCTGCAAATAAAAAAGCAAGAGAAATTGCCGAAAAATTAAGAAAAAGAAAAGAGCGTCTCGCGGGCGCAGAGTCACAAAAAAATTCGGATATTTTTTCTCACCTTATCTCAACACTTACAATAGGTACTAATAATTTAAGTATTGAAGATTGTCTTGGGTTAACTATTTATCAAATACATAATTTGATAAAAAGATATACTCTATATGAGCAATATAATATGCAAATACAGGCCCTATTACAAGGGGCAAAGGATATAGAGCTAGTTGAGTGGACAAAACAATTTTAATTAGGAGGAATAACAAATGAAGTTTGGTGTTCGCGAAATTACTGATGTTACTTTTAAAGCAACTCAAGCAGACCAAAAATTAGGTTCTGTAACTTATGGTCAATATGACCCAATTCTTTTCTTTGATTCAGCTAAGACAGCTACAATGGAACAAACAGTAGCTACTGTATATGCACAAGGTGGTCGCGGTAATCCTCGTCTACTTGCTTGGGATGGCGATAAAACTGTAACTTTTATGTTTGAAGATGCGCTTATGTCACGTGCAAGCTTTGCAGGTTTGGCTGGTTCTGGATTAGTAACTAATCAAACTATTCAAATTCATTTAAGTGAAAAGGCTGTTAACTCAGTAAGTGGTACACTTTCTATTATTACAATTCCTAGTATCAATGGCTCATTGACAAATACAACTTCAGCATTTATTAAAATTTTAAACCTTGACTCTCAAGGCGATATTTCAAGTATTGTTCCTACAAGTGTACCATTAGCTGTTTCAAAAGCTAATAGCACTGTTTCTACTGTTTTAATTACAGCATCAACTAATTCAATTTCTTCTTCTGTAATTGTTGACTTTTATGTGGGTCAAACAGGTACTCGTAACACTATCGAGGCTGGTAGTTTTGCTGGATATTATTACATTGAAGCAAATACTCTTTTCCGCGGTACTGATGGTAAAGATTATCCTGCTCAATTCACAATTCCAAAAGGTAAAGTTCAATCTAACTTTACATTTACTATGGCGCCTACTGGAGACCCATCGACATTTACATTTAATATTGATGCTCTTCCAGCACCAACTAGATTTGATTCTACTAAAGATGTATTATTTACACTTGAAATTTCTGATTCAAGTTCAGATATTATTTAATAAATTAGGAGCCTACGGGCTCCTTTTTTTATTGACAAATTTAATTATATATGATATAATAGAGAAAAAGGAGAGATACTATGCCAAAATTTGAAGAGTTTAATTTAAGTCCTAGCTCTGAAGTTAAAGAAATTGAATTTAATGGTATTAAAATTGAAGTAAAGCAATATTTGCCAGTTGAGACAAAAGCTGGAGTCGTTAATTTGTCTGTGCGTGGCGCCCTAGTAAATGGGACTATTGATGAGGTTTTAAGTAGTGCATATTTTCATATGTTTTTAATTGAAAATTATACGAATATTAGCTTTGACGAAGGTGAAGTTTCTGATATTTTAGAAAATTTTGATAAGATATTTACTAGTGGATTACTTGATGCTATCATTGATGCAATTCCTAGAGAAGAATATAACTATCTTTTAGATACTGTAAATGTGTTCAAAGATCAAGTTATTGCATACTCAGCATCTTTTGCCTCAGCAATGAGCAATACTTCTGAAATTGCACAATTAATGGCCACAACTTCTGCCCCTAAGCCTAGTACTCGCAGTAGAAAAAAGACTAACTAAATATAATAATATTCTTGCCCTCTTGTTTAAATAACAAGAGGGCTTTTTTTATTAGGGGAGTGATTTATATGGCAGAGGAAAATACTATTATAATTGATAAATTTAAAAATAATAAGTATGGCTATTTAAAAGCTGGTAATACAGATGAAAATAAAATTACATCTTTTAGTGTAAGTAATAAAAATTATACAGTAAGCTATGAAGAAATAGAAAAAATATATAAGGCAGTTGCAGAAGATTTAAAGAAAGAAACCTTTGAAAAATTAGGACTAACAGAAGGTGATGATATAAATAATATAGCTAAAGACATAAACGAAACTTATGCAGATATGGTAAATAAAATTCCACAAATACAACGATTACCAGAATTAATTGATATAGCTAAAAGTGTTAAAAATTTTGAGCAAGCCCAAGGTGAGATGAAAAAGGGCCTAACAGGAAAATTGAAAGATAGTATTACTAATGATCCCAATATTTCAAGTTTAATAGGAGGTTATGATTCCTTTATAACGAGTATTAATGAAGCAATGTCAAAAGGAAAGTTTGAAGATATGAAAACTTTAATTGATTCAACATATAGGGTTATTAGTAAGGAAGGGAATTTAAAATGGGAAAAAGAAGTTGGAAACCTTTCAGGAGCAATTGGTGAAGGCTTAGTTTTTTCGATTATTTCAGATATTGATAAACAAACTGAGGATATAATACAAGGAAAGACTAGAGAATATAAAGGACAACGGGCGCTTGGATTAGATACTATTTATGATAGTTATAGTGGAAAATGGACAAAGCAGGGTAAGGGCGACGTAAGATTATTAATAAAAGTTAAAGGTAGTGATGTTTTATTAGATTTCTCTATGAAAACAACAATGCAAGATAAACCCAGTACATTTAAAGCTGCAAAAGAACTATCTCTGCAGCAAATACAAGTTGGAGATGATTTTAAAGTCGATATAAAACAATTGGCCGCGGCAAGTTTATATACAGGAAAAGGCTCTGATGGATTATTATTTAGAAAATTTATTGCATCCTTATTAGCAAGTTATGCTTTTGGTGGATATTTTAATAGAGCTTTAAACATAATTTATTTTATGAAAACTGGGGGAGGTGGCACAGGACCACCTACTGGAAAAGTTGTTTTTAGATTCTTTTTTCAATATTTTGAAGAAATTGTTGCGCAAGGTAAGGGTTCTTATCCAAATTTAAGTTTTAATAAATTTTTGCAAAAATCTAATAGCTTAACCAATCTTATTGTTGAGGCAAAAAAATTAAATACCATTAGTATAAATATTACAGGAAAATTCTTATAGATAAAAGGGGGATATAGATGGCTAGACATAATGTTACAATTACATATAATTCTGATATTCGTGGTTTACAATCAGCTGAGACAGAATTAAAGCGCTTAGAAAAAATGATTGATCAGATTGAGGCAGATCCTATAAATCTTGCGGGCAATACTCCAGAACAATTAAATCTTTTGAAAAAGCAGCTTATGGATTTGCGAGTTGCAATGGGTAGATTTAAGAATGGAGCACAAGAAGCCTTTCGCGATTATAATGCTGATACTGACGTAGCAAATAGGCAAATGAAAAAGCTTACTGCCGAACACAGAAAGCTAACAGAAGAATTGAAGGCGCAAGCTCGCGCCCAAGATGTTTTAAATAAAAAAGAAGATCAGCGCTATACTCTTATAAGTAGAACTCGTAGGGCATTAGGGCAGTCATTTTTAGAGGCTCCGCTTTATAGTGCATCCTTTGCTTTAATGGCTGGTATTGGGGCAGCCATTCAACAATTCATTGAATTTGATAAAGTATTGACTCGTATTGGAATTGTATCTGAGCGAAGCGCTGAGAGCATGAAAATTTTTAAAGAAATGGCTATAGAGACAGGTAGATCGCTTGGAACAACTGGGAAGGCTTTCGCAGAAGCTTCTTTGATCTTTATTCAACAAGGTGGATTGGCTGCTGATAATGCTGCTGCACTTGCTGAGGCATCAATTAAATTGGCCAATATTACTGGTGCTCGCGCAGAAGATACATCTGACTATATTACAGCTATTGCGAATTCGTTTAATATGCTAGAAACTGATGGTGCTCGTGCTGGTGAGCGAATTGTAGATATGCTTGCTGAGTTAGATGCAGCAACTGGTACAAGCGCTGATGAAATTGCGAATGCTTTTAAAAAGTCCGCTTCATCTTTTGCGGTTTCTGGATTTAGCCCTGAACAATCAGCCGCAATGCTTGCTGTAATATCTGAAACAACTCGACAAGCACCAGAGCTTATTGGTACAGGTATGAAAACGCTTATTGGTAATCTAGCAGAAGTTCGAGTTGGTAGTAAAGAATTTGAAGGTATAACTAATAAACTCCAAGATTTAACAAAGCAATTTGGCATTTCTTTTAGTTTGATTGATGAATATACTGGGGACGTTAAAGATGTTCAAACACTCCTTGGTGAAGTTGCTGAAATATATAATACTGTAAATAGTAATGCAGCAAAAAATGCTTTAATTGAGGCTATAGCTGGAAAAGAGCAGCGAGACAGATTTATTGCTTTAGTGGAGAATTGGGATAGAGTTGCAGAGGTAACAGATATAGCAACAAATTCAACAGGTGCAGCTCAGCGTGCTAATGAAAGATATTTAGACTCTATTGGAGCAAAATTAGAGCAATTAAAGGCTGATTTTGAAGGTCTTGTAAATGAATTAATAAGTTCTGATTTATTTAAAGATCTAATTGATGGAACTTCTGCATTGATTAGAAATTTTACAACTTTAATTGAAAAAGGTAATGCTTTTTCTAATATTTTGGGACAAATCGCTGCAATTCTTGTTCCCCTAGCCTCTATGAAAATATTAGGTGGATTAGGTGGCGTTGGTGCTGCAATTCTTGCATCAACAGCTGCAACTGGAGGAATTACAGGGGCATTGAAAAGTTCTTTAAAAACTGCTGGACTTTCAAGCAGTTTTAAAGAAGGATATGGAATTTTGGGTGGCGGAGTTTATGCCAGCGCAACTGCAGGACAAAGAGAAGCAATGGAAAGAGCTGGTGGGTATGATAAACTCACTGATGAAGAAAAAAAGGCCATTAGAGGTCGCCAACTTGCACGAGGTGCAGGAGGAGGTATTTTAGGTACTGCATTAGCAGTACCTAATATTGCAGCTGCTGTTACAAATGAAAATTTAACAACAGGTGAAAAAACAGTCAGTATCATTGGTTCATTATTGCCAGCTATTGGCGCATTATTTGGTCCTATAGGAATGTTGGTTGGTCTTTTAGGTTCCTTGACCTTATCTTTTTTTAGTGTAAATAAAGAAGCTGCTCAAGTTAGATCTGATATGGATAAAATGAGAACTTCAATCAATGAAGCTTTTGAAACTAGCGGAAGTCAAATTGAAGAGCTTGTAAATATAATAACTAGACCAGGTATTGAAAAAGATAGTTATGCTTATGTAGAGGCATCAAATAAATTAGCTGAAATATTACCCGAAATTGCAATAGGTCAAGATGCTTATGGTAATGCAATAATAAGGGATACTGAATATATAACAAAATTAGTTGAATTAAAGAATAAGGAATTAGAAATAGAAAAAGAGCGAGAGGCACTGAAGCTTCCTGAGTTGATTGAAACAGCTCAACAGTTACAAGCAAAAGCAGCAAAAGAGGCTGAGGGAGAGTATAAAATAAACCTTGGTACTGGTGTATCTCCTTCACAATTAACTGATAATATTGGTACAGTGAATCGTATTACAGGGCGCGGTGGTGGCACTGAGGTAACCTTCAATAATGAAGAGCTACTTTCTGGCATATATAGAACTTCTCAAGCTTATGCACTCATGTCTGAAGCAGCTAGAGCATCTTTGGATGAGCAGGCCAATAGCATGAAAGATAATGCTTTAAAGGCTGAGATGCATGGTTTACAAATTCAGAAATATGGAGAAAGACTTTTAAATTTTTATATTGATGCAGATAGAGCTTTAGATCCAGATAAATTAGCTGATACACAGCGTGGTCTTCAGGCAATAATCTCTGGAAATGAAGATATAATTTTAGATACTGGTGAAAGTGCTAAAGAAAGACTTGCCTCAATTTTAGAATTAGACATAGGTGAGCAGGATGAGGCATATTTACAATTTTACAAAGATTTTGGTGAGGGCTTAGCGAGCACTGGAGAAAAGCTTTCTACCCAAGAACAATTTATTAGAGATTTAACAAGTGGATACTCTTCAATTTTTAAACAATTTATGGGGGCAACTGAAGAAGATAGAAGAGATCTTTTAGAAAAGCATGGTTTTGATTTTGAAGAAGACTATCAAAGAGTTCTCGATGCTGCTCTAGAAAGTACAGAAGGTTTTAGAAAAGCTTATGAAGCTTTGAACGAAGAGCAGCGAAAATTAGTTATTAGTGGAAAAGACCTTGCTGATGGGGTTAGAAATCCTTTGCAAGATTTAAATGATGCATTAATATCAACTAATTTTGGTGAGGCTGGTAATCAAGTTAGAACACAGATGGGCTCCATTGTTGACGCAGTTAGGAATTCTAAAAAACCTTTGGAGCAGCAATTTCAAGAACTATTAGATATACAGATGGACTATTATAAAATTCAAGGGTTTTTAAGTAAATTAGATCCTTCTGATGTTGGTGTTTTTGGAGTTAGACTAGATGATGCTGAGATGCGTGCATTAGAAGATCTAAACTTAAAAGCTTTAACAGTTGGTTTTGGCAAAACTTCAAGTGTAAAGATTCGCCAAGGTTCTAGTGTTTATGAAGAATTTTGGGGCGCTTTAAATATAGGTAAAAAAGAAGGTATAGATGCTACAGCAATTACTGAAGGTGGCAAACCTAGAGATCCTATTGCTGAGATTCTTGGTATGTATGATACTGAGCGTGCTGAGCGTCAAAGAGCAATCTCAGAAGCCGAAGAAACTTTGGCTGGTTTAACAAGTGGAACAAAAGCATATACAGAGCAAATGGAACGCTTAATTCAGCTTCGTGCTCAAGATGCAGATATATTTGTTGATGAAAATCGACGTATGCAGAGTGAATTAACAAAATATCAGGGTAGTATAGAATTAACACAGAAAAAAATTGATGAGCTTCAGGCTGCGCAGAAAAAAGATCCATATGGAAAAGAAGGCATCTTTACTGAGGCAATGAAAGAGCAATTAATAACATATGAAAAAATATTAGGTGCTCAGAAAAAACTTAATGATGAAATTACTAAGCTTATTGATTTAACAGAAAAATTACAAAATTTAGAAGCTGAGCAAGCGAGTTTAGAGTCACGATTAAAACTATTTAAAGATGGAAGTAAAGAACAGCGGCAGGTTGTTCATGCAACTGCTGCAAATTTAAGAGAACAAATTAATACAACTAAAGAATTAAAACGTAGTAATATTGAAATCATAAAAGGTTTGCGAGAACAGTTAAAAGGTAAGATGACTGCTGAAAAACGCAAATCCTTACAGGATGAATTGAATAAAGCTCTTGCTCTAGATGCTCAATATACTAATAATATTTTAGCTGACGAAGAAGCTATATATAATTTAAAAAAATTAAGCTATGATACTGATAAAGAAAATATTGAAACAAATATAGCAAAATTAGAATCTCAATTAGGAAATAGACTTGAACAAAGTGCTGAATATTTAAAAGTTCAAGACATGATTATTGCACAACAAAAACAATTGTATGATAGAAATCAAAAAAGATTAATTGAAATTGACACTATTTTAAAAACTCAAAAATTAAGTGAGTTTGAAAAAAGTTTGCTTATAAAAGAACAGAATCAACTTTATATCGAGCAGCGCAACTTAATGGATCAAGTCAATGAATCTATTAAAAAACGTGCCGTAGATGAATACAATATTGCTCTCTATGGAACTGCAAATATGGAAGTTCTACAAAGTCAATATGAAATGCGTCAGCGCTTAATTGATGAGCTTATTGATACTCATGAGCAGTTAATAGAACGTACTCAACTAGAACTTGAAATTCAAAAAGAAATTGAAGAATCTACTGACCAAACATATAAAACAAATCTTAAATATCTTCAAGGTAAAATAAAAGATGTAAAACTTACAAAACAAGTAATTGATTCTACACGCGCTCAAATAAATCTATTAAAAGTTTTAAGTGGCGAGCAAACAAGTGGCCCACTAAGATTGACGCGTGCGCCTTCGGGTCAATATAGATTTGCACCCACTGCAGGTGGCGAAGATGGCAGACAGGCCTCTATGCAAGCCGCAGCTGAATTTGAGAAAGAATCCATTTCTCGCTATAGAGAAATTTCTGATAATATCTTTAATTTAGAGCAGCAAATTCCACAAATGCTTTTGCGTGGAGAGGATGTAAGTAGAGCTCAGGCGTTGTTGGGTGAATTAAGAACTCAGAGAACTGCTCAAGGTGAAGATGTTGTCAAGGCTAAAACAATCAGTGCTCTTGTTGCTGAGGGTAAGAGTAATATCGCAAGCAGGCTTATAGCAGGTAGAATGACAACTGCTCAAGCAGCGCAAGTATTAACTGCGAGACAGAGAGAGGCTATAGGTGCATCAGCTCAAGGTGAGTTCGATGCTGTTATTTCTTCTGAACAGCTATTAATTCAATCTAATTTTAGCATAGTAAAGTCTAATGATAGATTAATTGATGCTCTAAAAGCATTTGGAGCAAAAATAGCAAGTGGATACCAAACTCCAGAGATGAAGGCAATAGCTGCTGCAATTCCAGATTTTTATGAAGAACGTGGCATTAAAGCTATACAACAAACAGTAACAACTGCAAAAGTCTATGGGACAGGTGGAAAATCTCCGCATGGTGCAGACTTATTTGCTAGGATTGCTTCTGATCCAGCATTTAAAGCTACAGAAATAGCTCGTGCAAACACTATAATTGCAGATTATGAGGCTAAGGGAGATAAACTGACTGCTGCAGAAAAGAAAATACTTTCTGATGCAAAGGCATATAGAGATCGCATTGTTAAGATGGAGACAGGTGGATATACAGGTAGTTTTGATGGTGGAAAACTTGGCGTCTTGCATGAAAAAGAGCTTGTGTTAAATAAAATGGATACACGCAATATACTTGATGCTGTTTCCATAGCTCGCTCTATGCCCAGAATTATTGGAGGATTTGTTCCTAATATTACAAATGCGTCTTCTAATACAGGTCAAAATATTACTATTAATGCTGAGTTTCCAAATGTTAGTTCTGCAGATGAAATTAAGAAAGCATTTTCTTCTATGTCTACAAAGGCACTTCAATACGCGTATCGAACAAAATCATATTAATATTGTGGGGATAGGTTTTAAATCTATCCCCTATCTTTTTTATAATAAATAGGGATAATAAGGAAGTGAGGTCGATTATGAACAGTTATGATGCAATATTAGAAGAGATTTTTACTTCTATACATTTAATTACAGATAGAAAAATAGCTCAACTAATGTTGGATAGATCTGTAATTGTACAAATTGTTTCGCGCGATGATGAGACTAAAAATTTATATAGAGTATCTTATCAAGGTGTGGAATATGATGCCTATTCATTAAAAAATGATTCTTTTAATGTGGGCGAAGAAGTTTATATGCTTGTACCTGACAATAATTTTTCTAATAAAAAGATTTTAATATCGCGCTCTGCAAAAATAGCAGAGGCTATAAACACTGGGAGCGGCGGAGGTTCTTTTGCTTTTGGTACAATTTCTGTCTCAGGACAAAGCGCAATTGTTGCTGAAGTAGCTTCTGATATACTGACTATTACTGCAGGTAGCGGAATCACACTTACGACAAATGCAACTACAGATACTCTTACAATTGCAGCTTCTGGTGCAACACCTGGCGATGGCACATTAACTTTAGCTACATCTGGAGTGGGGCTTGGGGGTTCGGCCACATTTACTGCTAATCAAAGTGGAAACTCCAGTTTTACTGTAACTAGTAATGCAACAAGCTCTAATGTTGCCAATACTATTGTATCGCGCGATGCAAGTGGTGGATTTTCTGTAAGTCACGTGACGGCAAGCACAATTACAGCCACTAATATTAGCGCCAATTCTTTTACAGCTGCCTCATTAAATGTAACAACTTTTACAGCAAGCAATATAAGTGGAAATATTTTAACAGCTAGTACAGCAAATGTTACCAATTTAACAGCTTCAAATATAAGTGCAAATATTTTAACTTCAAGTGTGGCAAATATAACTTCAATAAATACTACTCGTATTACTGCTTCTTCTCTAAATGTGACAGGAAACATAAGTGCTAGCTCTATTACATCTAGTTTTATAAATGCTACAACTTTAACTAGTTCTAATATAAGTTCAAATATTTTAACTTCTTCTATAGCTAATTTAACAAACATTAATACTACTAGAATTACGGCATCTTCTATAAATGTTACAGGAAACATAAGTGTCAGCTCTTTAAGTGCTAGTTTAATAACAAGTTCTAATATAAGTGTGGATTCATTAACAGCTAGTGTAGCTAATTTAACTTCAATAAATACTACAAGAATAACAGCATCATCTTTGAACGTAACTGGAAATATTAGTGCAAGTTCTATTACATCTAGCTTTATAAATAGTTCAATAATAACTGCCTCAAATATAAGTGCAAATGTTTTAACAGCTAGTTCTTTTAGTATAGCAAATTTGACAGCTACTAATATTAGTGCAAATGTTTTGACAGCTAGTTTATCTAATTTTAATAATGTTTCAGCCGCAAGCTTAACATCAACTGTAATAAATGCAACAAGTATAACTACTTCTCAATTACAATCTACAACACTTATCAGTGCAAGAAATCTGACTGCGATAGGTAATGTTACATTTAGCTCAAATCTTACTGTAACTGGAAATATAAGTGCAAGCTCAATTTTTACAAGTAATTTAACTTCAACAAATATTAGTACAAATGTATTAACTGCTAGTTCTTTAAATTTAACTACTTTAACTGCATCAAATATAAGTGGGAATATTTTAACAGCTAGCTCTGCAAATATTACTAATTTAACTGCTTCAAATATTAGTACAAATGTATTAACTGCAAGCTCATTAAATCTGACCACTTTGACTGCTTCAAATATTAGTGGAAATATTCTAACGGCAAGCGTTGCAAATTTAACTTCAATTAATACAACTAGAATTACTGCTTCTTCGATGAATATTACAGGAAATATTAGTGTAAGTTCCATAACATCCAGTTTTATAAATAGTTCAATTATAACAGCTTCAAATGTAAGCTCAAATATTTTAACTGCTAGTTTTATAAATGCAACAAATATAACTGTTTCAAATTTAACTGCAACAAATTTAAATGTATCTAATTTCTCAACTTCTAATTTTAGTACAAACATTTTAACAGCTAGTTTTGGAAATATTACGACTTTAACTTCTTCTAATATAAGTACTAATATATTGACTGCTAGTTTTGCAAATATTGCTAATTTAACAGCTTCAAATATTAGCACAAACGTTTTAACTTCGAGTGTGGCAAATTTAACTTCAATTAATACAACTAGAATTACTGCTTCTTCTTTAAATGTAACTGGAAATATTAGTGCTAGTTCAATTACATCTAGTTTTATTAATGTTGATACTTTAACAGCTTCAAATATAAGTGTTAATATATTAACTGCGAGTCAATTAAATATTCCAACTCTTTCAGCATCAAATATAAGTACAGATACTTTAACTGCTAGCTTTGCTAATATAACGACTTTAACTAGTTCCAATATTAGTACAAATATTTTAACAGCTAGTATTATTAATACAATAAATTTAACATCTAGTAATATTAGTGTAGATATTCTAACAGCAAGTCAACTAAATATAACAACCTTAACTGCAACAAATATAAGTGTAAATACATTGACAGCAAGTAGTGCAAGTATTATAACATTAACAAGTAGTACTGCAAGCTTTGATTCTATAATTATAAGGACTCAAAATGCAAATGATATAATAACTAAAAATGTATCCGTTACAGGACTTTCTTATTCTGGAATATCTTTTTCAGTATCAGGTCAAGAGCCTAGTCCACAAGGAGTCTTTTTTAGTCCTGAAGGTCAATATATGTTTATAACTGGAAGAAGTTCTGGAGATGGTATAGCTCAATATAGTTTATCTACACCCTGGATAGTTAGTACTGCTGCTCTCTATACAACCTCATTTAATATTGGCGATAGTAGTCCAAATGATTTATTTTTCAAAGATGATGGAACAAGAGTTTATGTATTAGGTGGAACTTCAGATGTTGTTAGAGAATTTAGATTGACGACACCTTGGAATGTGTCACCTGGCAGCATGACTTTTTCTACTTCATTTTCAGTTGTCAGTCAAGATACAGGAGCAGCTGGCTTGGCGTTTAATAATGATGGAACTAAAATGTTTATGGTTGGAACAACAAATGATAGGGTTCATGAGTATTCACTAGGAACTGCATGGAGCTCTTCAACAGCTGTTTATGCTTCAGTCTCAAGATCACTATCTCCTTCTAATAATCCACAGGCAATAAATTTTAATTCTGATGGAACTAGAATGTTTATTTTAGATAATAGTCTTGATTCTATATTTCAATTTGAACTTTCTGTTCCCTTTACAATAACTAGCTCTGTTGTTAAAAGTGCTTTTCCAGTACTTTTTGAAGAAAGTAATCCTCTTGGCATGTATACAAATTTAAATTCAACAGCTAGTTATACATATGTAGTTGGTACTGGTAATACCAGAGTTTATCAATATGCCAATAATGCTCGCTCTATAATTAATGTAGGTAATTTTGCAGTAGACGGAAATTTAAATGTTCGAGGAAACTTTTTTGCTTATGATGCTGTAAGAATGAATTCTACGCTTTCTGTTTACAATGGAATAACTACTGAAGGAGCCTCAACATTTAATAGTACACTAACTGCAAATGCGGCCTTATCATTAAATGGGGCAGCTGGTAGTACTGCAAATATAGGAACTGCTGTAAAGACTTCTAATATAAATATTGGAACAGGTATAGAAACTGGCTCAATTCTAATTGGTGGGCCTACACAATCATCAGAAATTGTTATAGGTCGCTCAACAGCCTCATATACGGTTAGCATAGCAGTGGGTACTGTCAGTAGTGGTTTGAGGCAGACTATTCAGATTGGTACTAGGGGTCTAAGTGGCTCAATAACAAATATAGTAATGGGTAGTACAACTGCTGGTTCATTAGGTACTGTAAGTATATTTAGCAATACAATTTTTCCTGAAGGATATAGAGTGGGTATTGGCACTAGAACACCTAGCACAACACTAGAAGTTGCTGGAATAATAAGTGCAACTTCACTTATATCAACTGTTGCAACTGGCACACCACCATTAACAGTATCTTCAACAACTCTAGTAACGAACTTAAATACAGACCTACTTGATGGGCAGCATGGCTCATATTACCTTGATTATACTAATATCACAAACAAACCAACAATTTCAGATGTAACAATTAACATAAATTCAGGTGGCGGCCTTACTGGTACAGGTTCATTTACATTGAATCAAACTGCTACAGCCTCAATAACCATTTCACATGCTGACACTTCAACAGTTGCAGATGTAACAACAACTAGCGGAGTATTTGTTAATGGACTTACTTTTGATACTTATGGTCACGTTATTGGTGTAAATACTGGCAGTGGAGGCGGAAGCGCATTTGGCACTATATCAGTATCAGGACAAAATAATCTTGTAGCTGCATCTCCTAATTCTATATTAACTGTTGCAGGTGGGACTAATATAACATTAAGTACTGATAATGCAACTAACACTCTAACAATTAATGCATCTGCTGGAGGTTCGGCCGCCAGTGCCTTTGGGATTATTTCTATTTCAGGGCAAAGTGCTGTAATTGCTGATGACCCTGGTGACACCTTGACATTGAACGCAGGATATGGTATAATATTAACAAGTAGTGCTACAATTGATTTTATTACAATAGGAACAAATGCAACAAGTAGCAATGTTAATAGCGCCTTAGTATCCAGAGATTTAAATGGTGGATTTTCAACAAGTAATATTGAAGTTACTACTTTAACAAGTTCAAATATTAGTAGTAATATTTTAACTTCTTCTACAATAAATGCTACAATCTTAACTGCTTCAAACATAAGTACAAATTTATTAACTTCTTCTATAGCTAATTTAACTTCAATAAATACTACAAGAATTACAGCTTCTTCAATTAATGTAACTGGAAATATAAGTGCAAGTTCTTTAACATCAAGTTTTGTGAATACAATAAATATTACATCTAGTAATATTTTTGTCAATAATTTAACAGCTTCTGCTAATATTTATGTAGGAACTGGCTCTACAACAATTCCTGCTCTCGCTGCAATAAATGATACTAATACTGGAATATATTTTCCAACAGCTGATACAATAGGATTTGTTGAGGGTGGCGTTGAGGCCATGCGCATAAATTCTAGTGGTTATGTTGGTATTGGAACCCAAGCGCCATTTGAACTTTTACATCTTTATGTTCCTGCAAATGCAGGAATTGTAGCAGAAGATGCAAACTCAATAATACGACTTGTTACTGCTGGAGGTATAAATTATTTTCAAAGTGCTGCTGCTTTTTCTGGCGGCTCAACAGCAGATTTATATTTTACTGGAATGTATGCAAGTCCTGTGAATATGGTTATAAAAGCTACTAGTGGAAATATTGGTATAGGTGGCATTACCAATCCAAGTACAAAACTAGAAGTTTTAGGACAGGTTAGCGCCACAGCTTTTATTTCAACAGTTGCGTCAGGAATAGCGCCGTTTACAGTATCTTCTACAACTAGTGTTATCAATCTAAATGCAGATTTATTAGATGGGCAACATGGAAGTTATTATACAAATCGTGACGTTGGTTCGATAGTATATTCATATAAAAATTTTGGAGGGGCTTTATAATGGCAGCAAATACACAACCAATCTTCCCCCTAACTCCTAAAGTGAGTTGGGGGACTTTAACAAATTCTAATATATTGAAAGATGGAACGGGAACAACAGTTAGTACAATATTTACTGCTGGAGTTGATGGATCTAGGATTGATCAAATAAAGATTAGACCACTTGGAACAAATTCAGCTACTGTTGTGCGCTTTTTTATAAATAATGGAAGTACAAATGCAACTGCAACAAATAATTCTCTAATACATGAAGTTACAGTTGCTGCGAGTACGGTTTCTGAAATAGCAGCTTTAACAGACTATAATGTAACAATAACGGTCAATACATCAGAAACAATACCACCTATACCATATTTACCAGCAAATTATAAAATAAATGCAACAATAGGAACAACTGCTTCCGCAGGGCTACAGATTACTATTCATGGAGGAGACTATTGATGTCTTATAGTTTTGATAGTTTCTTTAGACCTCGCGTTCAAAATTTACTAAGGGAAACTAACGTTACTGAAGTTGAATATTTAGTAGTTTCTGGCGGCGGTGGTGGTGGAGGTGCTGGAGGAGGAGGTGCTGGCGGATATTCCGTTGGCTCTACTTCAATAGTTCTTGGTGCTGCTTATAATATTACAATTGGAGCTGGTGGTTCGGGGGGCGCATTAGGCAATAGCCGAGGAAATGATGGTGGTGATTCAAATTTTGGTAGCTTTGGTATTGGTGGTAAAGGCGGAGGTGGAGGTGGATTTAGTAATACTACGCAGGGTGGTAGAAATGGTGGATCTGGTGGTGGAGCAGGCTCTGCAACTACAAGCCC